AAACCACGTAAATATGCGGGCTTCAGAGCATCTGAAAAAAACATGTTAAAAAATTCAAGAAAATGCTTGACAAATGGAAGCAAGGTATGTAAAATAGCAAGAGTGTTGAGCAAACAACACAAAAACGAATGGGATCTTAGCTCAGCTGGGAGAGCATCTGCCTTACAAGCAGAGGGTCATAGGTTCGAGCCCTATAGGTCCCATTTTTATGGCGGAATAGCTCAGTTGGCTAGAGCACACGGTTCATACCCGTGGTGTCGAGGGTTCAAATCCCCCTTCCGCTACTTTTTTAATTAAACAAAAATCCTTGGGAAGCCTTGATTTTACTAGGAAAGGAGAAAATTGTATGTCGCTTATTTTTCTCCATAAAATCGAAAGGTAACACCATAGGTAACACTTTTTAAATAAGGTAACACCTGTAATAGAATGATGCATTTTGCATCTTTTTTTATTTTATGACGGAAATCTAAAGGTTTTATGACGGAAAACTGACGGATATTCCGTCTTTTTTTATGTCAAAATTAAATCATAAAGGAGTGAGGCTTTATGTTTACAGACGAGATTTTAACCAAAATATTTTCGCATCCAGCAATTATGACGCTGGACTTAAATACACAATCGGCGGTCGTTCACGCGATCGAAAACATTATGGACGAGGAGGAAAAGCAAAATGCAGATGAATCCGTATCAGATGCCACAGGTGAATAGTTATGCGCCACAGTATCAACAATATCAACAGGCGTATAACCCTATGCAGAACATTCAGAGATTCCAGCAACAGCAACAGCCGGAGCAAATTCAACAGGGAATATTCGGTAAAGTCGTGCAGTCACAAGATTCTATCGTTGCCAATGATGTTCCGATGAATGGAAGCGTTGCATTTTTCCCAAAGAGTGACTTGTCGGAGATTTACGCGAAGCAATGGAGCGCAGATGGAACAATCTCTACAATGGTTTTTAAACCGATTCAAAATGATAACCCTAACAAGTTATCACAAGATACAGAAAAATTGAAAATAGGGCTATCAGACGAAGCCACAGAGATATTTAACAAGCACTTTGACACATTGTTTTCGAAGATGGAAGAACTTGAAAAGAAAATTGACGAGAAATCTTTGACTAAGACTAATGCAAGAACAAAAGTTAGTCAAGATTAGTCCAAGTTTAGTCATAGATTAGTCATAAAAAGTAATAGGATGGTGGTTTTATGATGAATCAAGGAATTATGCAGGCAATAAATAAATTAAAAGCAATCAAAAATCCGCAACAGGCGGCTATGCAAAGCCTTCAAAATGCGGCAAGTCAAGGAAACCAGATGGCAAGTAGCATTTTGCAAAATATTCAATCTGGCAATATGGCTGGAGTGGAGCAAACGCTTAATAATTTTATGGGTGAAAATGGAATCAGCATGAACGACATAAATCAAATGTTTAGATAAATAGTGCATATTAGGGTTTTGTCCGGACAACAAAAACCAAGGTTCCCTATTTGTAAATAAACAAATGGAGGTAAACTAATATGTTTAGTAACGGAGTAAGCCTTGCTGACATCGCGGCAGTAACAGGCAACAACAGAGACAACGACGGTATGTGGGGCAATGGCGCATGGTGGATTGTCATTCTTCTTATCTTTGGTTGGGGCGGTTTTGGCAACAACGGATGGGGAAATGGAAATGGAATGGGTTCTACAGCCGCCGCTTATACAGACAGCGCAATTCAGCGCGGATTCGACAATCAGGCGGTAATTTCAAAGCTTGACGGAATCACAAACGGTCTGTGTGATGGATTCTACGCTGTAAACAACAGTATGCTTACAGGATTTAACGGAATCAACACAAATATCATGCAGACAGGCTATGGCATTCAGCAGGCAATCAACGCTGACACGATCGCAAATATGCAGAATACAAATGCATTGCAGGCACAGCTTGCAAACTGTTGCTGTGAAACTCGTGAAGCTATTCAGGGCGTTAACTACAATATGGCAACCAACACTTGCGCATTGCAGAACACAATGAATAGCAACACAAGAGACATCATCGACAGCCAGCAAGCAGGAACAAGAGCAATTCTTGACTACTTATGTGCAAAAGAAAATGCGGATTTGAGAGATAAGGTACAGAAGCTTGAACTTTCTGCTTCACAGGACAGACAGAATGCACTTCTGACTACTGCAATGACGGCACAGACACAGCAGATCGTCAATTCTGTAAATCCGACTGCAGTCCCGGCATATGTCGTTCCAAATCCAAATGCATACGCTTATGGATGCGGATGTAATCAGAGTTGTGGATGCTAAAGGTAGCAGCTAAAATTAGCAGCTAAAAGTAGCAGCTACGCAAAAATGAATAATTGAGTATCTTAATTGAGTTTAACTCGATTATGTCTGCTATGCAGTATTACTTATAACCCAAGGGCAGACTATAATGTTTGCCCTTATTTTATGGATAGGAAGGTATAACAACATGGACGAAATCAAAGAGAAATTTATCGAAGCAATCAAGAAGATTGATTTCGAGAAACTTAGTGTAAATGAGCTTAAAACTGTTTCTGAAATCACAGAAACGATGGATAAGCTTTCAAAAAAAGACTATATGGAAACCTTGGTTGAAACCCTTAAATCAGGTAAGGGTGATTCTGAAACCAACGTTCCAAAATCAATAAGCGAATTGAAGTAAGGAGGAATATTATTATGGCAGAATTTACAGGAATTGCATTACAAACTGTTGCAGCCGGAGAAGATGTCGCTTTGACAGAAACACCTGTATGTGGTAGCAAGTGCATTGTTCACAGACAGGGAAGTGGTATTGTCAAGTTGAGAGGAATCACAAATCAATGCAGAGCAAGATTCCTTGCATCGTATTCCGGAAACATTCAGATCCCAACAGGCGGTACGGTTGGAGCTATTTCACTTGCGCTTGCGGTAGATGGAGAGCCTTTACAATCAACAAGAATGGTTGTAACCCCTGCAGCGGTAGAAAATCTGTTCAACGTATCAGCGCAAGCATATATAGACGTACCTTGCGGATGCTGTAGCACAGTAGCGGTGCAAAATACATCTACACAGGCTATTGAGGTTCAGAACAGTAATTTAATTGTTGTTCGTGAAGCGTAGGAGGTGATCTGTATGCATGAGTTTGCAAAGAAAATTATGGAATGCGTAAAAACGAACGCTGAATCTATCGGTCTTGACAATTTCAGCGGTCAAAGCCTTGACGACTTAAAGGATTGGACGGAGATTGCAAAAAACATTGTCTGCTATGACAAAGACTACAAAATTGTGGAAGCAATGAAAAAGTCAGAAGATAATGAGGATATTATGCGTATGCTTGAACAGTACGAAGATTATCCGGAACGCAGATTCTACGATCACTATAGATATGCAGATGGAAGATTCGCACCGAAAGGACGTGGAACGTATCAGCGTGGGTATAGTGAGCCGTATTACCACATGACACCGGAAATGTATCGTGATATGGATAGAGATTCGCGTGGCAGAATGTATTACACGGAAACAAACATGAACGATGGTGGAACAAGTAATTCGCACATGAGCGAGAGTAATTACGACCGTGCAAAGCGTAATTACACGGAAACGAAGGAAATGCACCGTGCAAATACACCACAGGACAAGGAAGCAAAGATGCGTGACCTTGAAAAGTACATGAAGGAGCTTTCAGCAGACATTACAGATTTAATGTCCGGTATGTCGCAAGAAGAAATGAACATGGCAAAGTCAAAACTTACGACACTTGTAAGCAAGATGTAATTTACACAACAGGCTATGGGTGTAATGCTCATAGCCTTATTTGAGGTATATAGGAATGGTATTCACAATAAATGGGGAAAATTGGATATTGAAATTTGTTCGACCAAATAGCGAAGAATTGCGACGATCTGATGGCGTATATACGTTGGGCGTTACCGACAATAATGCCAAGACGGTTAGCATTGCAAGAGGTATGTCTGATTATATGACAAACAAAGTTTTATGCCATGAATTAGTGCATTGCTATTCGTTTTCTTATGATTGCCATATTGATATGCCGACAGAAGAGATAATCGCTGATTTTATGTCGCTTTATGGTAGAGATATTATATACCTTGCCGATGATATTTTACAAAACGTATTGGAGAAAAGATATGGATAAAATAGATGAAATGCTTAAATATGTTCGCCGAACAAACCCGGAAATGACACGCGATAAGTTGATAGAAGAGTTGGGGAAATGCGATTATTCTGCAAAATCTTTGATATTTGGATTTCAAAATTTGTCGGATGGGTCTGCGAGAATTTAATATTCCCCTATGTTATAGGGAATTGCCACGACTAAAGAAAAATAATTTTCAGAATTTTTTCAAAAAAATTTCGATTTTCTAAATTTTACCCTGGCAGAATTTGAACGCCCCTATGTTTCTTAAATATTCTCACGACCATCGAAAAATTTTTTCGCAGATTTTGGTCGGAAATTTCACGATTTCACAATTTCAATGCCTGTTTTTCTGATCTTCGCCGGCTGGATGATCTTGGGCGATCTATTCCGGGGCCTGTCCGGGCTCGTGCTGATCGTTTGCGCTGATCTTTTGCGGATCGCTGGCATATTGCAAGAATTCCAGATATACCGCTGCGCCGGTTTGGGTGTCCTGATCTTCCGACATGCTCCGGCGATGGAATCCGGGCGCACTTCTCCGGGTGTCTGTCTTGCTGATCTTGTCTGGGCGTGGTTGCAGAATTTCAAAGCGCACAAATTAAAGGCTATCACATGCGAATATTTGCACCTGTGAACGCGTAGAACGCCCACAGAGCCACGCAAACCATACAAAGCATATAAACGCACGCTTATAGATATAATTAAGGATATAATATGCCTATTGTTTGGAATTGTCAAGGCACGAAAAGAAGCCGGATAACTCCGGCTATTGCTTTTTATATTCTTTTATTGATTCATCAACGCGATCAAATGCGCGCATGATGTCCGCGTTTACTTTGCTTCCGCTTATTTCTCCGCGTTTCAAAGCATCCAAGGATGCTATAATACCCTTGTATTGCTTGTTTGCTTCTTGTAGCAATTTATCGCATTTCATAATAAAGCCCCCTTTATTTTAATATAACACGCCCCAAAAAGAGCGAAAAACAACCGCCCGGAATCGAACCGGGCGCAATGCTCCAAGGTTGCTATATTGCTTTTTTATATCCGTTTTCGCTGGCGTATTTTTCCAGGTTTTCCAACGTGTCAAAAGCTTTTACCGTGAATCCAACCGCCTTTGTAATTCTTTCTATCGAATATCCGCCAAAATCCCACAAACAAGCATAAAAAATCATGTTTCCTTTTTTCAATAAAAACAGTTTTTTCATAGAAAACACCTCCATATTTCAATTATTCCCAATTCCGGGAAAAACCGCCGCCGGTATCGCTCCGGCGTGCATCCTCTGCGGCGGCTAATTTAAACAATTTTCAATCTCTTTCGCAAGGTGCGGAAAAGCTTTTTCTAAGTCTTGCACACTGTCTGAGTAGTAATCCCCAACAATTTTCCCAAAAATGCGAAGGTTGCCGCAATAAAAACCGCCTAAATCATTGAAACATATATCAAGACCTGTTACCTGTTCCGGTTTGTCTCCATACCACATATCAATATTTACTCTTTCCATAATTTATTTTCCTCCATTTTCTAAAATATCCCGGCTATCCGGGTAAAAGCAAGCCGGGGAATCGAACCCCGGAACGCTTCACCGTCTGCACTTGCCAATTATGCGATTTTTTCAACTGCTTTTCTTTTCCGTTCGTTTTCGCGCTCGGATATGCTAGAATCATCAAAAGCAATGATATATCCATCCTTTTTTAGCTCTGCGCCCATTTTGAAAGCGTTGATATCTGCAAATCTACATACATATTCTATCACTATAAACCGAATACATCCGCCTTTATTTACCGGATTTTTTATATACTGCTTGTAATGCTCGAAAATTCTACTTTTCTTTTGTTCTTCTGTTTCAATTTTCATAAAATCAACCATCCTTTCATTTATCCGGCTTGTCTCATCAGTTGCAAGGTTGCCAGCCTACGCAAGACCGCCACGCGGGCGGTTTCGACACTAATTTCTTGATAATTCCAAGGTATCAATATTCCCATTTTCGATCTCTTCGATGATCTCCTTGATCTCTCCGAATAAATCACCGTCCTTCTGTGTGTCATATGTGTAATTGTCGTTATACTTTTTTCCACTGATCTTGATTGTGTATTTCATATTTTTTTCCTTTCTGGTCTGCCATCATCAGCACCGGGAGACCGTCCCGCGGTGGACGCTCCAAGATCGGAGCGTTTCGGCTAATCAATAAATTTTTCTAACTGTTCATCCGTCATTTTTTCAACTTCTTTTCTTGCTGTGATCGGTTCAATTCCTAATTCTCCGACCATGAAAGCAAATACCATATTTTCTAAAATAGATCTTTCCATGTCTTATGCCTCCTTAACTATGAAATCCTTTTCAACCTTCCGCGCCTGATCTGGTGTCATTGCTACAACTCCTATAATTGCCTTTGTTGCCTTGTCTGTGATCTTGTAATTTTTCATATTGTTTCCTTCCTTTCGTTTGGTGCTTGGTTTCTTAACTTGGTCTTATAATACTCTAATATTAGAGAAATGTCAATACTTTTTTACTCTAATTTTAGAATATTTTTATTGTTGACTTTTTCGGCGTATTGTATTATCATTTCTTCTATAAATATAGAAAGGAGATCAACGGAATGATACAATACAAGAAAGACATATTTACATTATTAAAGGAACACGGATATAATCAAACGCGCATAAAAAAAGAAAAGCTTTTGCCAGCTCAAACAATGATAAATATAAGAGCCGGAAAATCTATTACATTAGATACATTAAATAAAATATGTATAATGTGCAAATGTCAACCGGGGGATCTTGTCGAGGTAATACCAACGGACGAGGAAAAAATCAAATATTATTGATTTTTAATATTGACAATACTCTAATAATAGAGTACAATAAGATCAAACAAAAACGAAAGGCAGCCGAACGGCTGGAGGGTGGTAATTATGAAATACGAAGAAATGACGATGGACCAGATCGACGAGATCACGAGAAGGGGCGGCGATCAGCTCCGGAAACTCAACAAAGCCGTTGCTGATTATCTGGACGGGTTGGATTTAAGCGAAAAGGCGCGCGATCAGATCAGCCAGACAGATTTTAATAATATGGCGGATGTGTTCGGTGGTTGCTTCACTTCTGAAGAAGTGGAAGAAGTTGCAAAAAGTTATTGTGAAGATTAGAAAGGGGTAGTATTTATGAAACAGAATATCATTAAATCAACAAGCAACGAGAAAATATATACAGTTGAAAATTTTGATAATGTAAAGGTTTATGAATATCCGGACATTGTATCTAAAAAATGGTATAGAAAGTTAGAATATAATGGGATCGTAGGCTGCGAGCATCCAGCAAAAAAGAAGTTGACAGAGGATATTATCTTGAACTTTATCGAAGCTGTAGAGGATTTTAATAGCAAAGGGAAAATATACATAAAAGTAAATGCTGATTATTGTAGAAAATATACAAGTACTTCGATAGAGGGGATCATGCAGGGTTTAATATTTAAGTATGAGTTATAAGAAAAGAGTTGTTGAAATATACCACACAAAAGGCGGCTTTCGTAGTCGCTTTTTGTTGTATGCCTGATAGGTATATAAAATCCATATATACAAGATATAGAGCCTATACACCCATAGATTATTGACATATTCAAGATATAGTGGTATAGTATAGCCAATTTATAAAGCTTGTATATAATTGTTATATGCGGATGCGCCCGGAGCAGATAACAAACAAGCCAAGGCAAGAGGGCGCTATATATGAACTTTCGCCGGTTAGATCAGTCTAGCCGGCTTTTTTATTTGTCAAAGATCAGGAAGGAAGGCGCGAACATGGAGCAGGTCGAACAGGTACAAGAAAGAGATATAGAAACCTTTGAAAATGATATAGCTATGTATTTGCGCATCTTTTGCGAAGAACAAGAGATTGAGGACATGCGCGCCGCGCCTCAATCTGTATATAATGCATGCCTTAGATATATTCAACGCCATGTATTTAGAGATAAAGATATATTAAGAGATAAGAGCAATATATATAATATAAATAATAATATTATGAGTAACTATAATAGATATAACTATGATCTATTAAATAATATATGTGATTATTATATATATATGTCTATGTTATATGATAAAGAAGTATCTATAATGGGTTTTTGCAATTTAACAGGAATAGACAAAGATACTATTACAACATGGAGTAAACCGGACAGATTAAGCACTTCGAGCATGAGCATATACAAAAAACTTTGCGAAAATCGCGAAGAGTCACTATCCAATAAGCTTGTAACCGGCAACAAGAATCCAGTTGGCGTGATAGCTGTACTCAATAGGCAATTCGGCTGGGCTTCTCCATATACGAGCGACGCCAACCGGCAACAGCAACCGCTTACAGCTGCACAGCTTCCGAGATTAGATGCACAACCACAAGATATAGTACAGATAGAAGTGAAACCACAAGATATAGTTATTGATAGTGTAAAAACAGAGTGTACTTAGTTTTTACAATCGGATTTCCTGTTTTATTTGTGCAATTTGACGATAGAAAAACGGCAGTAGATCAGCTCCAACAGATCAGCCGGCAGGGGGTGGGGGTTTGACAGGACCAGGAAAACACCTCTACTAAGCACCCCAAACATTTTTCAAAACAAAAAGCCCTATTATATATAATATAAATATATATAACCATTACACATACACATATAATAAATAATTAAATTATATAAATGTAATGCATATATGATTGTTATATATAAGGGTTTTACAGGCAACGTAAAAGGAGTGAATAAACATGAATGAAGGCTACGGAACAGCATTTTGATTTCTAAAAATTTTCAAAAATTAAAAAAGGGTTGATTTAATGGGAGATTAAAGATGAAATTATTTTCTAAGCGTAAAAATAAAAATTCAGAAATTGAAAATCGAGAAGTACGAGACAACAAAGAGACTGAACCTCGTACAACAATTATTCACTCACAACGCATTTGCAATGGACTTCTTTACAGCACAGAAGATTCAGAGTTAGTTGTTTGTTTTAAGTATTCAGATTCTTGTGAAGAAGATAAGGCTGCGTTATTTAAGACCAAAAACGGAAGATGGTTTCGTTGCTTACAAAAAACAAAGAAATATGTGATCTTCAACCTTGATATATGCAAATACATTGTTGAGGAAAAAAAGATCAGTTATTCAAATATTATTCCAATCAACGAAGATTATGCAAAAAGAACGGTCGGCGATTATGACGTTCAGAAGTATATGGAACTGTGGGGAGACGAGGTGGAAGAAGCATGATTAAAATAATTGAACGTGGGAAATATGAACAAATTAGATGTAATGGATGCAACGCACTTTTAAGGTTTAATTGGGCGGATGTTTCTGATCGCTGGACGATTAAATGTCCTTGCTGTCAAGATGATATTTCTGTTCGTAGCAAACTGTATGGAGAAGAAGCATGATAACGTATCGAGACATACACCGGCTCCGTTCTACAGGATATAAGGTGTGCAGAATCACAGATCGAATTTATCTGGTGTCTTTGTACTCAAGGCAAGAATACGACGGAAACCCGGTATCAACGATTGCAAAGTGGATTTTATCTCACGTATACGCAATACGTATAGTTAAGAGGTGGATATGATGAGCGAATGTGGAGTAATAACAAGAACTGTAACAGATAATGTCAATCATCCTTCGCATTATGAGACAGGAAACTTCGAGTGCATTGATGTAATGATTGAAACACAAGGGAAAGAAGCTGTTATGGACTTCTGTATCTGTAACGCATTTAAGTACATCTACAGGCACAATAACAAAAATGGCATTGAAGATGTCAAAAAGGCTAAATGGTATCTGGATAAATATATAGAATTAGCAGAAAAATAAAAAAGCCGCTGATTTGCGACTTAATTATTTTCAACATAAGATTTCAGAATGTGTATCACGAGATTAGAAAGAGATCGACCTTGCTTTTTTGCAATTGCTTCCAGATCAACACGTAATTCACTTGGAACACGAACTGTTATTTGAGCATCGTTTTGCTTTTGCTTTTTAGCCATATATTACACCTCCATAAGCATAATATAACATAAACGGATAAATATTGCAATGCAAAGCAATAAAAAGCACTGCAAAGCATTGCGAAGCATTGCAATTTGTGATATAATACCCATATCAATTAAAGATAAGGGGTGTGTATTTATGATTATAGGCTATGCGAGAGTGTCAACCAAGGAACAGAACCTTGCAAGACAGTTAGAAGCACTGAAAAATGCTGGATGTGAAAAAATCTATACAGACAAGTTATCCGGCAAGGACTTTGAAAGACCGGACTATCAGACAATGATTGCCAATTTAACGAGTGACGATGTTCTCATTATCTTATCTATCGACCGGCTCGGTAGAAACTATGACGAGATTATGGATGAATGGCGAAGAATTACTAAGACGATCAAAGCAGACATTAAGGTTCTCGATATGCCGTTACTTGACACGACTATCGGAAGAACCGGAGACTTGACAGATACATTTATCGCTGATCTGGTATTGCAGATTCTTTCCTACGTTGCGAATCTCGAAAGAGAACATATCAGAGAGAGACAGGCAGAAGGAATTGCCATCGCGAAGAAAGAAGGAAAATACAAGGGTGGCACAAAGAAAACTGTAGATAGTGAATTGCTTGACAGTAATTTGATTCTTTACAGGTCCGGTAAGATCACCAAGTCTGCATTTGCGAAGAATATCGGTGTATCACGACCGACTTTAGACAGAATTTTGTCTGAATACGCTGCATAAGCGTTTTATGCTCTATCGCCAAATGGTAAGGCACAGGACTTTGATTCCTGCAGTTGTTGGTTCGAATCCAACTAGGGCAGTTTGGATTCTTAATGTTTTTCATTTTGGAATCCTCCTTTCGTAACCCACTAGCGGAAAGCTGATTAAAGAGCCGTCACAAGGCTCGGTGGGTTTTGCCGGTTGAATACCGGCACGTATAAACCCCTTTTATCCCATGGGGAACACACATTTCTCCTTTGCGCATTTCCCATCCCCAAGAGGATGCGCACACGAAGCATAGATCAATGGCAGATCATACGGTTTTACACACCCCACGTTTTCCCGTAAATTCCGGTTCGATTCCGGGTGCTTCGTATTTCACAACCTGCATACCCAGGAATACGTTTTGACGCAACAAACTATTTTTTATCGGGTTGTGAATGTAATATCTTGTCTGATTCTATGTCACTGATTCGCGATAATTGACTAACGAACAGTCTTGGATTTTGCGTGGTGTTCACGCGTGCGCCACACAATTTCGACTAACACGCGGCGAAAAAAGTCGCTTCGACATGTAGTGTAATTGGCTAGCATAATTCGCATATTGCGATATAGGTGGAGTTCGAATCTTCCGTGTCGATTCCCTTGCAAAGGGACATTTTTTGTTTCTCCCAATGTTGTGGAATCCAACCATGCACATTTTCGGATGTGCATACCGTCGCAGGCGGTATTTTGCCGATATGGGATAATGGTATTCCAATAGCTTGCTAAGCTATCCAACATATAAATGTTGTTCGTGTTCGATTCACGATGTCGGCGTTTTCACATGTAAACTGAAAAGGGGAATAAGTTGTTGGTTATCTCTGTTTCTCTAAAACCATCTACATGTGAGTTGATGCGTGGCGGAATAGGTAAACGCTAATCAATGGTTAAGAAAAAGGTGTGCGACAAGAATTGCTATTAACAAGTCTGGTAAAAAGCTGTAAGCAATTACACCAATAAATCCGTTAGAAAATAAAAATCCATTTTTCCCTATTCGTAGGTGCAGACTAACTAACGGAATTTCATGTGTGGTGCAAATCCACACCGCATCAAGAGTCCGGTTAGCAACCGGATAGGCAGGCGTTGCGGTATTCCCTGCCGAAATTAAAAATGTCGATGCATGGCATACCACACCGGTTACAATGTCTGCATCGGAAACCGCACATTGTAGCATATCTCAATGGGAGAGTGGCGTGCGCACAGAAAACAACGATGAAAGCCGGATGGTGGTTCGAATCCACCTGCTACACTTTACAGCAAACTAGCTTGACGAAGCGAAAAGCGGAACTGTGACCGCCTGTTTGCTGATTTGTTGTTCACAGGTTCTAAGCACAAGTGGAGTGCTGTTATCTTTCACAGGAGGTAATATAAAATGAATTTGAGAGATTTATTTATAGATAAGTCAAAGACACTTATTGTAAATACAGATTTAGCACTTGTATTGGGCGATCTGAACGAAGCAATAATTCTTAATCAGTTAAATTATTGGCTTGAAATCAACAAAAAGGCTGACAAGAATTTTATTGATGGCAAATATTGGGTTTATAACTCTTACGCAGAGTGGAGAGAAAATGATTTTCCTTATTGGAGTGAAAAAACAATACAAAGAACCTTCACACGGCTTGAAAACAAAGGAATCGTCATTTCTGCAAATTATAACAAGATGTGCATTGATAAAACAAAGTGGTATTCAATAGATTTTGAAGTGCTTGAAGAGATGATAAAGGCTTATGATTCTAATAAAATCTCCGAAGAGGACAAAATGTCCTGTCGAGAAGGACAATATGACAGACCAATACCAAAGAATACTACTAAAGATTACTCTTATGCTTTTCCTAAAGGAAAAGGAACATTATGCTTTTCTAGCGAAAAGGCGGTAGGGCAAAGCAATGTTAAATATCGAATTGATGATGTTCCGAACCTTGTTAGTCAATATGCAGAACCGAATACGCCAGGAAGCCGTATAATCGAACTTAGAAAAATTATTCAGTTCTTTATAGGCAGATACGAAGAAGAATCGGATATAAGGCATATAGACGTATCAGACAGTGCAATTAAGAGTATCGTCGATGCATATTTTCATCCGACCGGCAAAGTAGTTGATTGTGAAGCAGAAGATTATATGTGGATGATTGATGATTACTTCGCAACCGACTACAAGATAAATGGCAGGCGTGTATCTAAGAGCTTGCAGCATTTCTTCTCCGGGAAGATCAGGGAGAATATTTACATGAAACGGATATAGGGATGACATTATGAGAATAAAAGAATGGAATGCTTACAGAAAAGCCGTAAAAAATCATCCAATATCTAAAATCCTTGTTTTGCTTGATGTAATAAAATCGCCATCGTGGGAATTTAGAAGATGAATAAACAAATGCCGGAGGTGGGAAAATTCGTTGCACCCACACACCTTATGGGTTAAAAGAGATGCAGTAGAAAGCGACGGCTGCCCGGCATTTTGATATAGGAGTGAGAGATATGTGTGAGTTTTGCGAGGGAAAATTTCCTGTCATAACACATTATGGAAAATTTAAGATTGATAAGTTGTCAAATAAACCTGTAATTACATGCGATTTGAATAAATGTCCGCCCTTTTCGGTGTGTTGCAGTAAAGATATGAATGTTGAAATGGTAATGAAAATAGCTTATTGCCCTATGTGCGGTAGAAAGTTGGTGAAAGAATGTGGAGCTTAAGTAAAATGTCAGAGGAGTGCAAAACTTGTCCTGAAAGAGATAATTGCGACAATAAAAAAATGGTAGAGTGCGCACTTGCAGAGTTACCACAACAAAATCTTGCAAGTGCTACACAAGGAATTTTAATAGACAATGCGTCACCTATATTGAGGGAAGAAATAAAAAGCCCTTTAAGTCCATTTAGGTACAAAGACGAATTAGAAAAAGCACTAAATGATTTCCATTTTGGAAATATGTTTACAAATGGTGCTTAGAAAGCTGGTGGAGAATTGAAAGAAACGATTTTATATATTTCTAAAACGGAAGAAGATATAAAAAGTTTTCTGAAATATCTTCAAAGAAAGTTAGAAGCAGAACAAAAGGAATGTACCCTAGATGAAAAACACGATATTTTAATAGTGCCAAAATATTACGATATTGTCGGGAAGAACATTTACGGCACTATGCTTGGCACAGGATACGGATATTGCAAATATTATTGTTTTTCAGAAGCGTATGATAGAAATAAATACAGCGATGCAGAAAATGAAAAACTAAAAGAAATTCTTATGCACACAAGAGAGGGAACGGAGAGAATATCGGGGCTTGATATTCTTTATATGCTAGGATTGGTTTGAAAGTTGGTATGTGAATGGAAAAAGATTGCTCAATCTGTAAATATTGCGATATAGATTATGACTTCGATGAAGAAGAGGGCGAAGAATATCCGGTTTATGAGTGTCAAAAAGGAAATGATACATCACTTGATTATGAGTGCAAAGACTTTGAAAAATACAAACCACGAAAATATATTGAAGAATATACCAAGTGTGATAAATGTAAATATTTCAAAGAATGTGAAGAATATTTGCTTGAAACAACAAATTATTTAGATGAAAACAAACATTACATAAACGGAATGGGACATGTTTGCAAAATTGATTTATAAGCGAGGGAATTATATGAAACATGAAAAAGAATGGTACACTTGCGACAGGTGCGGTGCAGAAATCAAAAAGGGAATATTGTGCGGAAATTCCATTACAAAGAATGGTATTTTAAATGTCACATACAACTTGTGCTATAAATGTATGGAAGATTTTGAGAGGTTTATGGACAATGACCATGGCGGAAGTAATTAAATCAATAGAGCACGGAGCGTTTAGAGAGATACAGCCACATAAAATAGTTGGTAGAAATGGCGAGCATATAGATTGTTCCACTTTAGAAGATGAACCTGTTATTGTGGCAGATAATGAAGCAGATAGGATAGCACTGAGAGATTGCTTTAATAAGCGATAATTGACGGAATTGTGGAGAGATAACAATGATGAAAATATCAATACAAGAAATAGTGCAAAAAGCGGCTGATGAAGCATTAGACAATGCCACAATCAATAATGTTCCGTTTCGTGAATGGATTGATAATGTGAATAATGCTTATGAAAATAAAAAATGCAATCTGACTTCTTGCCGACACAACGCAGATGGTAAATGTACAAACGAAGAAAAGAGAAAAGAATGTATTGAAGTTTCTGAAAATGTGTTATGTATAAAGTGAAAGGAGATATAGAAAACTATGAAAAAATTATTTGTAAGCGTGCCAATGAAAGGCAGAACAGAGGAAGAAATCAAATCAAGCATTCAGAAGATGAAAAAGATTGCAGAAATTTACGAGGGAGAAGAGATGGAACTGATTGATAGCTACATTGATGAAGAACCCAAGGAAGACTGTAATAGAGGTGTTTGGTTTCTTGCAAAATCTATTGATATGCTTGCAGAAGCCGATGTGTTTATTGGTATACGAGAATGCTACGATTGGAACGGCTGTTGCATTGAAAGTGAAACAGCAAGAAAATATGGCATTAAAGCATATATGATTCCTGCAAGATATGTAATTGATGATTATGATTCACTTTTACGTAAATTACATCCGATTGTCAATAATGTACTACTCTAACAAAATATTACCGTCTACAGATTGATTGTAGTTGCTACCCTAGAATAATTATAGGCAGAGATTTCTATGGCATCTCTGCTTGAATAATGAGCGGAGGTGCTTTTTCTTTATGGCATCTAAAGAACTAATAAACACAGTAAATCAATATGACAATTTTATAAAGACACACCCGGTCGATGAATCCGTAATATCTGCCTACGTAGAAGCCTGTAAGGTGGCTATAAATGGTGAAAAGGATATTGAGTATGGGTTACAACTCACAAATCGGTCTAAGGGAATTATAGAGCAATTCTGCATGAAACAGACAGGCGGAACTATATGGGATTTAGAGAAATATGCACAAGATCATAATACGCCATATGACCTGATAGACAAATATTATGAACTTCTAAAATTGGAAAGCTATTACAATTTTGAGAGCTTTATGTATTACATGGAGCGTAAACGTAATTGGAGTAAGCGGTTTTATTATCCAAGAAGAAAGACTTTGAAGGTTGTTGTAAATGACCTTGAAGATTTGGAAAACAGAAAGATCAAATTTTACGGCTTGTCAATGCCATCCCGTGTCGGAAAATCAACAATATGTATATTCTTCCTTGCCTGGGTTGCAATGCGTAGACCAAATAGCCACTCTGCAATGGGCGGACACTCTGGAATCCTTGCAAAAGGATTTTATAAGGAACTTATGAATTTGTTTTCGACAGAAGAATATGCATTTGATGAATTATTTTTCTTTTGGAATCCAGAATATGCAAATAAATCTCTTGTAACAGACAAAAGTGCGGATGAGTTTACTATTACATTAGGAGATCCGGATAGATTTGCAACAGTTACTTGCCGAGGCATTGATGGAACATGGACAGGTGCGGTCGATGTATCAAAAGACGGATATTTGTACGTAGATGACTTGGTAAGAGATCGTGAACATTCTCTTAGTCCTACTCGAATGGAAAATACGTATCAAGAATATCTGAATAAGATGGTTGACCGTAAAAATGACGGAGCAAGGGAATTGATGGTCGGTACATTATGGAACGTCCTTGATCCGTTGGAGCGATTGCGTAAATCTTATGACGGAAATCCAGAGTATAGGTTTAGAAGAATACCGGCGCTTAATGAAAACGACGAAAGTAATTTTGATTATGAAATAAATGGTTTTTCTACTGCATACTATAGAGATATGAGGGAGAAACTTGATAAGGCTGAATGGGAAGCTAAATTTATGCAGAGACCATTTGTGCGTGAGGGATTGCTTTTCCCGACGGACGAATTAAGATATTTCAACGGAATATTGCCGGATGGAGATTTTCGCCGTATTGGAGTTGTGGATGTTGCATGGGGCGGCGGAGATAGTCTATCAATGCCGATTGGTGCAGAATACGATAACGGAGATGTATATATTTATGATTGGGTATTCAATAAAGGGGCAAAAGAAGTTACATTGCCTTTGGTGGTAGGAAGAATCATTGGGAACGGAATAAGGCAAACACGATTTGAGGGAAATACAGGTGGAGAATTATACTGCCAATATGTTGATGAAAGGTTGCAGGATCAGAAATATAAATGTTCGTGTACAAGCAGGAAAGCGCCGAATAAAGTCGAAAAGCTATCAAAAATTATAGCGTATTCCGGAGACATCAAAAGGAAATTTATTTTCCTTGAATCAAAAAAGGTTACACAAGATCAGTTACAGAAAGATGCAGAATTAGGCGTTGTTCGATACCGAAGAAACGACGAATATCAAGCGGCTATGGACGAATTGACTATGTTTGTATCAATTGGAGAGAACAAACATGATGATGCTGCCGATGGACTTACACAGCTTGAAATGTTTATAGAAAATCCAAATAATCTTGCAACGGCAACAGCAACGGCAAATCCGTTTAGGACAGGAGGCTATTAAATGACAACAGCAAAATACTTATCGCAAATCAAAGAATTTGATATTAAGATTGACAGGAAGATTGCAGAAAAAAATCGGCTACGTGAAATTGCGACATCTACAGGTGGTACCGGTGATGGCGAGCGAGTGCAAACTTCTATTAAGCGTGACAAGTTGGGAGATACCGTTGCAAAGATTATTGACACGGAAAAAGAAATCGACCATTTGATTGATATTTACGTGGCAAAGAAGCAAGAAATTATTAAGCAGATCGACCAGATGGAAGATATGGAACAGTATGAGATACTGCATTTATACTTTGTTGATGGATATAACATAAAAGAGTGTGCAAAGTTTAAGAATTGTAGCACGAGAAAAGTTGATTTACTTAAATCAAAAGCAATGAAAACATTCGAAAAAATGTTTGGAAAATTATATTATGCGTAAGTTTGCGTACATTTGCGTTATTTTGCGTATGTTTGCATATTGTTTCGCTGCAGAACATATAGTATAGTTAAAATGCAAATGTTGTCTAAAGACATTTCAATTTCTTTCACAGAAAAATCCTTGGAAAAGCATCGTGACGTTATCGCGGTGCTTTTTTAATGCAATTTTTTAGGAGCATAGGATGAAAAGTAAAACAATTTACTGTCCGAGATGCAAACGTAAGGTTGGCATCTATGATGGGCGGTCATCATTCATAATGACATATAGTTGCCGGAAATGCGGTAAAAGAGTTTTGTTCAATCCGGCAGACAACGAGATAAAGATAAAAGACAGACCGCAAAGAGAAGTTTCTAGCGGAGTAATGATTATTTAGGTGTGGCAGAATGAATAACAGAATGTATCTACAAGACCTTGTTCAAGGTCGATACGGAAGAAAAATTGCATATACAAGCGTTGATAAGATAACCGCAGATAATGTTGTCAAAGTTATTGGAGAATGCATTGGAACATTTTACTACAACAAATCTGTTATCCGATATCTTTGGAATTATTACAAGGGAGATCAACCGATTTTGTATCGACAAAAGTTAACAAATGAAGATATCACAAACAGAATCGTGGAAAATCATGCATACGAAATTGTTCAGTTCAAAGTGGGGCAGACCTACGGCGAGCCGATTCAATTCATTAGCCGAAAAGATGATGAAGCAGTCAACAAGGCTGTGGATATGCTCAATGATTTTATGGCAGATGCAAACAAGCAAGAAAAAGACATCAAAGCTGGTGAGTGGCAATCCGCAACAGGAACATCATTTAAGGCGGCAAGACCTAAAGCAAATTCAGATGTTCCATTTTTAATTGTTGCACCAACGCCGATGAATACTTTTTCAATCTATAACGATAGCACAGAAGAGCCGATGCTTTCCGTTCAAGAACTTAAAGACGAAAACGGAAATTGGTATAAATTGGCGTTTTCTGACACGACATCTTATAAGATTCAAGATGGGAAATTGATTGAGAGCAAACTTCACACATACGGTGGAATACCGATTGTTGAGTTCCCTAACAATCACGAAAGAATTTCCGATATCGAGCTTGTTATTGGTATGCTGGATGCGATAAACAATATGCAGTCCAATAGAATGGATGGCGTTGAACAATTTGTGCAGTATTGGATAAAATTCGTGAATTGCCAAATCGACGAGACAGAGTTCGAGAAAATGAAGAAAAGCCATGCTTTGACAGTAAAGTCAAACAATGGAGATAATAAATCCGACGTCGATATTATGACACAGGAATTGAACCAAACACAATGCCAAGTTGCAAAAGATGATATATGGGATAATACACTATCTATTTTGGCAATACCAAACAAACAAGGGAATACCGGCGGAGATACACAAGGAGCCGTAGAACTTCGTAATGGCTGGGACTTCTCTAAGACAAGAGCAAAACTGAAAGACCCTATTGTTAAATCGGCAGAAAAACGGCTTGCAAATGTCGTGTTAAATATCCTTAGAGTAAATGATAACGATCTAAAGTTGTCAATAAGAGATTTTGACGTGCAGATCAATCATAGTCCACAGGATAATATGTACACCAAGGCGCAAACGCTTACAGTATTGCTTCAAGCCGGAATACATCCGCTTATTGCGATAGCAACAGTTGGATTGTGGGGAGACGCAGAAAAGACATTTAACTTGTCGAAACCGTATCTCGAAAATCTGTATAAGACTATTGATGATGCAGAAGCGCAAAAAGCAAAGGCACAAGAAATAGTAGATCAAATGAATAAGAAAGATAAAGCAATTACTGAATAATCGGTAGTTGCTTTTATTTTTATAAATTCGCAAAGCTGTGAGCGTATAAAACAGCAATGTCACTCGGTGTCGTTGCACCGTATAAAAATTCGTATGACATGTCGGAGGTAATTATGACAAGAGAAGAATTGATCGCTATGGGAGTTAGTGACGAAAACGCAGACAAGATCATGGCAGATTATGGAAGCTCAATTCAGAAAGCAAATGCTAAAGCTAATGAGTATAAAGCAAAGGCTGGAACGGCTGATGAATTGCAGAAAAAGCTTGACGAATTAGAAGCCGGTCAGCTGACGGAAGTTGAGAAAGCAAATAAAGCTTTGGAAGCGGCAAATGAACAGATCGCAAAGTTACAGAAGGACAATGCAATTAGAGATCAGAGAGAAGCCGCAATGACTAACTTCAAGATTACGGCTGAGCAGGCAAAGACAGTAGTCAAGGACGATGGAAGCCTTGATTATGAATCTCTTGGAAAGATTATGTCCGACAAAGAGACAGCCGCTGCACAAGCAAAGGAACAGGAGATTGCTAAGAATCAAGATGTACCGGGCGGTGGAAGTGCTGGTGGCAAAGATAAAGATAAGACAGCAGATGTTGAAAATGCAGAAAAAATAACATTTGGCAATCCAGCATCTAATTCAGAAGCAAAAAACAGTTATGTGATTTAACAGGAGGTAGAGACGATGGGAAAACCAATCGTAAGAGATTTTTCTCAGGAAAAAGGAATTTTGAAGTTTTTTCCGTATGAAGGTGCAGCGTGCCTTGTAACACAGGCATCCGTATCAAGTCCAGACGAAAACGGAAGAAAAATTGTAAAAGCTGGCACGCCGTTTCCAAGTAACGACGAAAACTGCGTTGGGTATTTACTCCACGACGTTGATGTTACACAGGGAGATGCCCCAGGAACATACGTATATCAAGGAACGATTGACTGGACTAAGGTTACAGGACTTTCAATTACAGACAAGGCAAGATCGGCAACACCAAGAGTAACATTCTATGGTGCGCCGGCAATTAAAGCTACAACAGAAAGTGTTTAGGAGGTAGAAGAACATGGCATTACCATTATCAGAAGCATTTACAGCGAGAAGCCTCGGCGTGATGTGGGACAATTACCAAAAGACATTAGGTTCTGCCCCTTATCTTGGCAGACAAAAGTTCGGAACGAGAAAGCAGAGTTCTCTTTCTCTTAGATTCATTAAGGGAAAGAACGGACTTCCGGTTTCATTAAAGGCATCTAACTTTGATGCACAGGCAGAGTTGAGAGATGTTGGAGGTTTCTCTGACATTCAAAATGAAATGCCTTTTTACCGGGAATCATATATGGTTACCGAGAGAGAAGAGCAGGACTACGATAACTACAGAAGCGCAGAAAATTCAAGCCTTGCAAATGATGTCCTTAGAGAAATCAGCAAGAAACCTATGAACCTCATCGAGGGTGCGCTTGTTGTACCAGAGAGACAGATTTGGCAGTTGCTTGCACCGGAAGATGGTATTCCAAGAGTAAAGGTCGTTATCGACAACAAGCCATATTATGTTGATTATACATCGGATGAAGGAGCAGAACATAAACAAAATCACTTCAAGGCTATTACAGGAACAAGCACATGGGATAAGCCTTCAACAGCGGCACCTCTTGATGATCTGATTACAGCACGTAGAGATTTCGCAAAGGCTACAGGCTATTCTCTGACAAGATTCACCATGAACACCGAAACATGGGAGATGGTACTCAAGGCAGAGGATACAAAGAAACAGGTGCTTGGTATCACAGCTTATAATGGCGGTATCAGATTGCAGCAGGCACAAGTTACAGAGTATCTTCGTGGATACGGAATCGAGATTGAGGTATACGACAAACTGTATATTGATGAAACAGGAACAACCAAGTATTTTGTGCCAACAGGAATCGTATCTGCACAGACAGCAGGCGTTTTCCTTGGAGATTATGTATTTGGTAAGACACCAGAAGAGAGAAGCGGAAGTCTCACGGACGGAAATCTGTCTATTGTCGAGACAGGTGTATCAGTTTACACATACGCAACAAATCATCCAATCAATACTCATTGCGTAGTATCTATGATTGGTCTGCCTACATTTGAGGGAATGGATAGCGTGCTTGTAATGAAGGTTAAGGAGTAGCCTATGATCGCTGAATACGGCATTAAATATAATGGCGTGTGGTATCAAGTTGGAGATGAGATTGCAGAGGAAGTGGATAAAAACACTTCCTCTGATACTTCTGACTTTATGACGCCACCGGAAAAAAATTTTACAAAGACAGAAATTAAGCGTATGCCTGTTGGGAATCTTAGAGAACTTGCTTCTGAATACGGAATTGAAAATGCAGAAGAAAAAACAGGTGAAGAGCTGAAAGATTGTTTGATTAGTGTTTTGGGCTTATAGGAGAATAATTATGACAACATTAGAACAAGTCAAAATTCGATTGAAACAATTTCATATGGAGAAGGTTGACGGAAAAGATGTTGTTGTGTTTGATAAAATCGAAAACAATCCGCTTATTGAACAACTAATTGAGCAAGCAAAAAAAGATGTTATTGCAAAGCGGTGTTACCCTGATTCTTACACGCAGGAAATGATTGAAGAAGATATGAACTCTTTTGAGGGTGTCATAGTAAACCTTGTTGTGTACGACTATTCACAAGCTGGCGAGAACTATATGACGAGCTATTCAGAAAATGGATTATCGCGCCATTGGAGAGATAGAGACAGCTTGTTTGTTGGTGTATATCCGTTTGTAAAGGCATTATAAAAGAAGATTGTGCGTTATCGTGTTTGAGGTTCGGATGCGGTAGCAGGCGGTGTGCATCAAGGGTGGTGGGCGGCACATCAACTAAAATAGAAAGGCGGTATATGATTGATGACTATTGAGGTATCAACAGCAATCATTATAAGCGTGTTATCACTTGGTTTTTCCGTCTTTATGGGATTGAAAAGCAATAAAAGGACAGATGCCAAAGATATTGAGGAACGTGTGAAAGAAAACACGAGAATCAATATGAAGTTAGATGCCATTTCTAACAATACAACAGACATAAAAAATGAAGTGTCCGAAATGCGGAAAGAAATCAATTCGCATGACAGCCGTATTGTTAAAGTGGAAGAAAGTGTCAAATCTTTTCATCATCGCTTAGATGGCATTGAAGAGCGCCTAAATATGGAAAGGAGTAATTGATATGCAAGAATTATTAAGCAACGCAACATTATTACTTGCGGTGGTTGGAGGTTTGGCATTTATTGTGTCTGTAATTACACAGGTAATTAAGGGCATTTTCAAGAATGTTCCGACGGACTTGGTTGTATTTGTGCTTTCAATCGCTCTTACTGTAACAGCGTTCATCGCTTATATGCAGTATATCAAAGCTGAAATGCTATGGTATATGATCGTTGCATCCGTTATTGCTGGATTCATTGTGGCGTTTGTCGCTATGTTTGGATGGGAAAAGCTATCTGAATTGTGGAAGCGGTTTGGTAAGGATGTGAAGTAAATGTCGTTGGAAATCAACAAGCAGAAGATGAAGTATTCACTTAGCCTTGGATTGCAACCGCAGTACAGACGTGACGATGATGGGAATATCATATATACCGGCTATACGGACGATGATGGCACATTTATTCCATATTTGGATGAAGATGGCAATAAGATACCAGAAGTAACAGGAGAACCGATTGAAGCATATACGGAGCCTGTTATTTTTTATTCATCCATAAGTAACAAGCTAAGCGAAGCAACAGCTAAAGAGTTTGGAATAGATGATTCAACCAATTATGCACAGTTAGTTACAGACAAAAACGCATTTCCACTTGTGGAAGGTTCATTGATATGGAAGCGGTCGGAAGTTGGCTATAAGGAAAACGACAAGACGATCATTGATTCCACGTCGGCAGATTACATCGTAAAGGGCGTGGCAGATGAAGGATTGACAGTTGACCTTTATTTGCTCCGTAAGAATGTGAAGAACGCAGAGTAGGTGATGGCATGGCACGTAAAAAGACAATCAGTATGAATTGTCTGTCTCAATCAAGCATTCAGAACGCTATAAAACAGCTTAGAGACTACCAAAATAGTTTGACGTATAAATGTCAGATGGTGGCTCAAAAGTTAGCTGAAAAGGGCGTAAAGATTGCGAGAGTACAGATTGCAGACCTTGATGCGATATTTAATCAAGATTTGATTAAAAGCATTCACTCTGAATATGTTGGAAGTGTCAAGGGCGGTGGTGTATGGGCGGTTGTGGCTGGTACAGATCATGCGATGTTCGTTGAGTTCGGAACCGGAATTGTTGGTCAAGAGCATCCTTATCCGGGAGAATTTCCGGATGGAGTAACGTGGGATTATGCGAGTGGTAAGACAATTAGACAGGCTATGCAAGACATATCTATAAATGGAGATACATTTGTTAAGGCTGGCGAATATTATTGGACTTACATCGGAGATGATGGAAAACTGCATATCACAAAGGGTATGCCAAGCAGACCTTTTATGTATTATACATCTCTTCAACTTATGAAGTTAGTTGAGAAAACTGTAAAAGAGGTATTCAAGAATGGATAACATTTGGGCTTATGAAAATGAAACAAAGGTTTTGGGTATTCTTAATTCATATGCCATTCCAAATTTAAGAAAAAAATTTCCAAAAATGAAATGGCAACAAGGTGTTACAATCACAAACCTTGAAAGCAGATTGTCGAAACCAACATTTCCGACTATATACGTTCACGAATTGCCCGGAACAGAGAAAGGACAAACATTAGACGGACAGAATATCAATGGTGTTTTAACCACGTTTGAGGTTCAGACGTTCACGAACACATCACAGTATGATGCAAAGATTATGCTTGCGATAGTCGCAGACGTATTTAAGAATATGAGATTCGAGGCAACACCAATGCCGGAATTTAAGTCTGACGGAACAGTATATAGGAGCGTTGCGAGATTCAGAAGAATACTCGGAGCAAATGATAGATTGATGGAAAAATAATTTAAGGACCTGTTTTGGGTCCTTTTTTTATGCATATTTTTAAGGAGGTAAAAAAAATGGCAGCAGCAGGTATTTCAACACTTGGAATTACATTCGGCTATGGCTCAGAGGCAACCGCTGGAACAAAGCCAACGTCATTTAAGCAGTTGACACGTATCAACGCAATAGGCGGTATTAACATTGAGCCGGAACAAATTGATGCATCTGCATTGGAAGATTTTATAACCAGATATGTTAAAGGACGTGCAGATACAGGCGGTTCATTCCCTGTAACAGTAAACTTTACAGCAGAGACAATCGAAGAGTGGCAGGCTCTTATCACAGAGTACAAGGCATTGTCCGGTGGAAAGAGAATGTGGTTCGAGACAATCATTCCGGGAATCGAGAAGTCGTTCTTTGTTGTAGCACAGCCACCAGAGCAGATTCCACAGCCGGAAATTGGACAGAACGAACTGCTTACAATCGAGATGAATCTTACGATTGAAGAGTACAAGGGAATGGATACATCCGTGGCATTTACACCGGGGGAATAGTTAGTCACTCGTTAGATTCTGATACCGCAGTGATGAGTGACGAAGAATCGAATGCGGTAAACAGCTATTCATCGTATGCTGATGAATAATGACATTGCACAGAAAGGGCGGACTCCGGTCTGCCCCTTTCCTATGTGAAAGACATAGGAGGAAAGGTAAAAGGTATTTAATTATGAAAACAATTACAGTTGATGGAAAAGAATATAAGTTAGAGTTTGGTTTTGATGCAGTAGAAGTGGGAGACCTTGTGCAAAAAATGTTTGAGGTTAAATCAGGCATCTATATTGCGCGGTCGGCACAGGAGGGAAACAATATTGCGGTTGCAATGCTTGATGGAACAAGTGAGATGCTGGCTACAATTCCTAAGATTTGCGTGCTTGCTATTTATGCCGGATGCTTAGAACATAACCCGGTTTCTATGGACGAAGCAAAAACTCTGTTGAAGAAATATATGAAACAAGAAAATAAGTCTTGCACGGACGTGTACAATGAAGTGCTGGTGCCATGCATGGAGAATGACGGTTTTTTCGTGATGAGTGGAATCGAGAAGATGATCGAGACCATGAATCAGGCAATGGAGCAGGAAGAGAATGTGGAACAGACACCGAAGGTAGTTCCGCAAGACCACAAGAAGCCTTCCAAAGCGTCCACGAAGTAATATGGAAGGGTTTCTTCCCTTCGGCATATTCTATGGGAATTTCGTATGAGGAATTTAAGCATATGAATCCGCGTAAGTTGGAATATGTAAGAGACGGATATAAGCAAAAAATCAAACAGATAGATGCTCTAAATTGGATGAGTGGTCAGTATACTATGTCTGCGGTTGCGGTTGCTATTGAAGCAAACTTCGCAAAGAACCCAAAAGGCAAGTATATGAAAAAACCTGTTATCTTGGCTATGGAAACGCGAGAAGAAGATTTGCAAAAGCAACGTGAAGCATTTTTGGCTGGACTTCTTGCTATGCAGGCAAATTATGAATTAGAGCATCCAAAAGTTGAGAAGAATACAGACGGTACAACATAAGTTTGTACCGTCTTTTTTACTATGTGACAGAAAGTTGGTGGAATCGTGGCAACGGAAATTGATAGCTTGCAAATTAAAATCGGGGCGGAAGCGCAAAAGGCGAATAACGAAATCGACAAACTCATAAATAAATTGGGTGTTCTGTCTAAATCTCTTGGTAGTGTAGACACAAAAGGCCTGCAAAAGCTGGCTAGTGGCGTAAATATTCTTAGTGGCGCAATGCAGAGTTTCCAAGGCGTTAAACTGTCCGATTTTACACGAATTGCAAAGGGAATACAGAAATTTGAAGCGGTGGATGGAACAAAGCTATCGCAGTTATCAAGCACGTTGACACCGCTTGCAAGTGGAATTGCAACGCTTAGCGGTTTAAATTTTGACAACAAAGGTCTTGTGAATTTTATAAATTCAATTACAAGGTTGTCAAATTCAAATGTGAGCGGTCTTAACTCCGTGAATTTTGCACAGTTAGGGGCGAACATAAATCAACTTACATCCGCGCTAAGTAATTCTAAAAGTGTTGCAAGTAACACAATCCAAGTCGTAAATGCGGTGTCGAGATTAGCAAGTGCCGGAGCAAATGCACAGGCAACAAGCACAGCATTACCGCTTTTAGGTGCAAACCTTAAAAGACTTATAAATTCGTTGTCAAAAGCTGGTGTTGTATCAGAAAATACAATACAGTTTGCATCGGCGTTAGGACTTCTTGCATCTGCCGGAAACAGAACCGCACAGACCGCCGCAAATCTTGATGCACTTGCGGAAGCATTGAAACGGTTTATGCAAACAATGTCAACCGCACCGACAGTTAATGCAAACATTATCCAAATGACACAGGCAATCGGACAGCTTGCGTCGAATGGTAATCGTGTTGGCGGTGTGACACGCGGACTTACATCGTCTTTGAATAGCTGGGGAAATTCCGCAAGAAAAGCATCAAAGCATTCATTCAACCTTGCATCTGCAATCGGCAAGGTGTATGCAACGTATTGGATGTTATTCAGAGCATTAGGTTTATTCCGTAAAGCAATAGATATAAGCGGCGCTTTGACGGAGGTTCAGAACGTAGTATCGCACAGTTTCGGACCATCTATGGATAAAGTCGAAGAACAGGCTAAGAATGCGATTTATACACTCGGAATGTCTGAATTGTCGTTCAAGAAATATGCATCAACATATCAATCAATGGGTCTTGCTATGGGTATCACCGCAAAACAGGTCGGAGATGCGAACAACTTCCTTGCGAAGTCCACAGATGGCTATGTACAAGCATCCGATGATATGGCAGATGTGTCTTTGAATCTGACTAAGTTGGCTGGAGATATTGCATCGTTCTATGATAAGTCGCAAGCAGACGTTGCGGAAGATTTACAAGCGGTATATACCGGCATGGTCGTTCCACTTCGTAAATATGGTCTTGATCTTACACAGGCTACGTTGAAGCAATGGGCGTTGAATAATGGCATGAACGCAAACATTGATTCAATGTCACAGGCTGAAAAGACGATGTTACGGTATCAGTACGTCATGTCGCAGACCACGATGGCACAGGGAGACTTCGCAAGAACCGCCGATACATGGAACAACCAAGTGCGATTACTTGGTGAGAATTTCAAGCGACTTGGTGCTATTTGGGGTAATGCTGGCATCAACATGTTAAAGCCTTTGCTTCAAGCACTTAATAAAGGCTTGGACGCGGTTATCAATTTTTCAGAGAATATAGTCAACGCTTTAGGAGCAATATTTGGATGGAAATTGGAAATCCAGCGTGGTGCGCTTGCAGATGATTTCGAGAATGCGGCAACAGGTGCGGACGATCTTGCATCCGGAACAGGAAAAGCGGCTGATAATGCCAAGAAGTTAAAGCAACAGTTACAAGGCTTTGATGAACTGAATGTACTGAATACGCCTAATGATAGTTCCGGCGGTAGTGGTGGCTCTGGTGGTAGTGGCGGCGCATCTTCCGGTGGCTCAAGTGGTGGAATGAAGTTTAACGTCACAGAGACAGACGGACTTTACAAGAGTGCCATTTCTAACCTTAGAGGACTCGGAGAATACATCGGAATAAATCTGACGAAAGAACTTGAAAGCATTGATTGGGATAGTGCTTACAAGGGTGCGGAGAATTTTGGAAAAGGATTGGCAGACTTTTTAACAGGTCTTATATCTCCACAGCTTTTCTACGCAACAGGAAAAACTATTGCAAATTCGTTAAACACTGCAATTACTGCATCACTTAGTTTTACAGATAACTTTGATTTTGACGACCTTGGATTGTCCATTGCGTATGGAATAAACGGATTTTTCCAAAACTTTGATTTTAAGAAGTTTGCAAAGGCTATCAATGGTTGGGTAGATGGAATCGAAGATACAATATTTACTGCCTTAAAAAATATATCATGGTCGGATGTATTAAAAGGTGGTGTTGATTTCCTTACCGAATTAGACCTTGATACGGTTGTAATTGCCATCGGTGCTTTTAAATGGATGCATGGCGGTAAAGAGATTGCCACAGGCGTGTTAAAGAATTTGCTTGCAAAGGAAATATCAACAGGAATTGGCGATAAAACCATTCCTCTTAGCAAAGCAATTTCTATCTCAATTACAACAGCGGTAATTGGATTTAAGGTTGGAAATTGGCTGTACGAAAATACACCGTTCAGTAAGTTTGCAGATGTAGTTGCAAAGTGGCTTGTAGACAAAGAGGGGAATGTAAACATTTCAAAGGCTATTAGCCTTACGATTGCTTCTCTTGGCGTTGTGATTACGGCTGTGCAACTAACATCGGCTGCAAAAAACGCAATCACAAATGCAATAGTTACTCATTTTGCATCTTCTTCCGTAGGAAATGCGGCAGGAGGAGGTTTGCTTAGTGGAATGGCGGCTTACTTTAAGACAAGCGCCGCAACCGCTTCTTTGGGACAAATAGGGATTGCCATTGCTGCAGGTCTTGGACTTGGAGAATTGATCGGAAAACAAGTAAATACAGGTCTTGCATCTCTTGCAGAATCACAGGGAGACAGCGAATTGGCATCGTATTATAGAGAATACGATACGCCATTCAAAGCTATCAAAGGATTGGTAGAAACAATCAAAGAAGGACATACTAGCATAGGAGAACAGGTAGCAGAACAAATAAGCAACATAAAAATTATGGAGCAAAAAATATCAGATCTGCCACCGCAGGTACAAAAAGTATGGAAATCCGTTGCAATGGGTGAAAAACCATTAAAAAGCATAGGAAAAACAGGAAGATCTTCTTTTGGTGTGCTTAGTGAAGCAATCGAAAATGCTTCATGGAAAATGACTGAAAAATTCAGCGGATTTTTAAAATTGATTCCTGGATATGTGGAACAAACGGGGAAAGATGTCGATGGAAAGACTAAAAACGGATTAGCCAATGTTGGAGCTTCTGTTGCAAATGGGAAAAATCAAATAACGTCGCTTGTTAAGCAGACTAAAAATAGTGTAGTTTCCGATTACAATAACATGAACAACAGCGCATCTAACAGTGTCAAAAATATGTCACAGAATACGACATCAAGCGTACAAGGAATGGCTGGGTCGGTTGTAACAAGTATTCAAGGAATGGCAGGAAATTCTACAAACAATTTTTCTGTTATGACTAAAAATGCTACAAGCTCAGCTAATGGTATGTCGTTGTCTGTGATTAATGCTTTAACAGGAATGAAGAACAGTTCTGGCACAACTCTTAATGGCATGGCAACCGATATGGCACAGAAATTTGCCAAGATGAAAGTAGATTCATCAAGCGGTGGTAAGAATGTTACTAACGCATTTGTTGGCGCTTTAGGCGGACTTCGTGGCGGAGCAAATAATCAATGGGGCGGTGTTGAATCCGATACAAGAAAACATACAAAGAATACGAGCGGAATAATTCAACGTGAGAATTGGAATCCGATCGGAGCGAACCTTGTCAACGGACTTAGGATCGGCTTAACAAACAAATGGAATAGCACAGGCCCAGCCGGACTTGTCGGCGGTATCGTGTCTCTTGCAAGAGGATTGACATCCGCATTAAAACGTGCGTTTGGTATTCATTCTCCGTCTCGATTATGGAATAAAGAAATCGGTCAATTCTTGCCACCCGGCATCGGTTTGGGTATGGAAAGTGCCATGCCTAAGTTGTTAAGTGATGCAAGCGGAATGGCTACGGATTTGACATCTGCATTCAACACATCTTTGCAGTTTACGGATCCATTGCAAGACTTGGCGGATATGTCAGCGGATATTGCATCATCAATCAACACAGATGTGGCAACAAGCACATCGACAGTTATTGACACAGGTCGGATGTCAACAGACATTGCAAGTGGCATCGTAGATGGAATGTCGATGTCACAGGCAGATCAGAACCGGCTATTGCGCGAACAGAACGAATTGCTTAGACAGTTGCTTGCGAAAGATACAGGAATATCATCAAACGATATATTCGAAAGCGTGAAGCGATCAAACCGACAAGCGTATAACCGAACAGGAACAAACCCATTGTTATATTAAGAATTTATAGGGTAGGCACGTAAATGTGTCTGCCCTTTTTATGTGAGGTGGTTAGATGGCATATAAAGGCTATTTAATTAAGATTGGCAATTACATATTTCCGCTTTCGATGATTAAGGCAGAAAGCTACAAGGCAACGAATTACGGACAAGACTTGGATTCAACACGTGATGTAAATGGAATTTTACATAGAACGGCTTTGGAAAATACTGCACCGAAAGTTGAATTTGAGACACGAAATATGCTTGATAATACGCAGGTGTCAAGCATTTTTGCAAATATTCAAGCCAACTATACAAATGCAGTTGAGAAAAAAGCAAGTGTTGAAGTTTATGTGCCTGAACTTGATAAATATGTTACGAGCGATATGTATATGGCTGATTTTGAACCGACAATGTACTTTGCTGATGAAAAGGAAATCAAGTATCTATCAACAAGAATGGCATGGATTTCTTATGGAGTAAAAACAGTATGATTAAGATTTCGGAAGATATTAAAAAATTATATATCAAAGATGGAACGCCAATCGAATTAGAAGTGAAATTTAAGGATAATGCATTTCCAACGATTAAAGGTTCGGACGTGCTTTCAGAGCAAATGACATTGCACGAATCAATTTGTGAAGAAGAACAGTTGAAATTTGGCGGTTGTAATGCATCCAGCTTTGAATTGACAGTATTCAATTTGAATAGCGGAATTAAAGGATATGAAATCGATCCGGTACTTATCACCAAAAAAACAGAGATTCCGTTGGGCGTGTTCTACGTGGAAACGATTGAGAAATATGCTGGCAAAGACTATAAGAAACTGACCGCATACGATAAAATGCGGTATTTCGATGTTGATGTTAAAGATTGGTATGACAGCCTTACATTTCCTATCAGCGTTAAGAATTTTAGGGATAGCCTTTGTGAATATGTCGGTGTGGAGCAGAACGAAGTCACGTTGATTGCAGATAATATCATGCTTACCAAGGAACTTGATTCGTCAAACGGAATCAACGGACTTTCTTTAATGAAACAGATATGTGAAATTAGCGGTGTGTTTGGTCGGATGGATAGATATGGCAAGCTTGATTATTTGTCACTTGAATCTTCTATGTTGTTGCCGGCTGATGATTTATTCCCGGCAAACGACTTATACCCATCTGCCGGAAGTGGAGATAGTGAAAATTCATTCAATATTTCTACGTCACTTATGTATGAGCATCCGCTTGTTGAGGACTTTTTCACATCAAATATCGACGGAGTAATAATCGTGGATTCAGATGGCGCACAGGTAATCACAGAGAATAACCAAAATCCATATTACGTGCAAGATAACTTCGTAATTATAGGGCAGACACACGAGACGATTATGGCACTTGCAAATGCGCTGTTGAGTAAGATATCAAGCATATCATACAGGCCGATCAATTCGTCAAAGATAAAGGGACAACCATACGTAGAGTGTGGCGATTTTATCAGCGGAGAAGTTAACGGATATGGATTTGAAGCATATGTGTTTCAACGTGATTTAACCGGAATTAAGGCACTTCGAGATGCTTATCTATGCAAAGGTAAAGAAATGCTTGAAAACGATATGAACGGTGTAACCGCACAACTTCAACGTCTGAATAAAACGACAGAGAGAGTTAAGACCTCTGTGCAAGTGACAGAAAAGGGGTTGGAATCGGAAGTTAAGCGCGCAACGGACGCAGAAAGCGAACTGTCTACAAGAATTGAACAAACTGAACAGCAAATTGTCTTACGCGTGGATTCTGCAACAGGCAAAATTGTTCAAGTATCGCTTATCGGAGATACAGGTAGTGGAACGGAATTTAAGGTTGACGCAGATAATATAAATCTGTCTGCAAGCGACGTAATCAATCTTCTGTCCGGCGGAATAATAAATCTTACAGGCAAGAATATTGCTATAACATCTGACAATTTTAGCGTGACTAAAGAAGGAAAAATGACTTGCAATGACGCAAACATCGAAGGCGACATCAATGCAAAAACATTTAAGAGTGAATTTTATTACAATGGACAAAAGTATTCAGAAATGAGATTGTCAGCAGAAGCATATGAAGATAATGTCGGTTATTTAATTATGCGGGAGCTAATATCTATTCTTGGAGCAAAATTAAGGCACACGATAATTACACCGACGAGCGTTGGAGTATATGAAGATGGATACCCAAAAACCGGAGATTATGCTAAAGTGGAAACGGCTGGTTTCTTTACGAACGGAACTGCATATTTGGGATCTTCACCGGTTATTTCCTCAGACAAAAGCATCAAGATAAATATTCAGTCACTAGACACACACAAATCTAGTGACTTTATTTATGCCTTGAATCCTGTTGAATACAAGTATAAAGATGGCACATCCGATCGCTTGCATCATGGATTTATCGCACAGGAGCTTCACGATTCTATGCAGAGCGATTGGGGAGTTTACTGTGATGCAAATATTGACACAGGGGAAAATGGTGGTAAGGCAATTCGATATGAGGAATTGATTGCTGATCTTGTAGCAACAGTGCAATCGCAGAACGAGAGAATTTCAGAGTTAGAGAAGAAGTTGGGAGGTAGATAGCAATGTCACAAGGATGGAGTAAGATATTCAATAGAATAAATTGGTTGAATCGACCAAGCACAAACACACCATTGAACGCAACAAACCTAAATGCTGGCGATAGTGCGATTGATAAATTGGACGATCGTATCATTACGCTTGACACCGTTAAGGCAGATATGCAAGTCGTAAATGGCATGGTTTCAGACGTGTCATTAAATAGCAATACAGGCGTTATTACTGTAACGTACAAGAACGGTTCACATGTAGATTATGATACAAACCTAGAAAAAATTGCTGTGAATTTTTCGTACGATTATGTAAATCAGAGACTTGTTCTTACGTTATCAGATGGTTCTAAACAATATGTAGATATGTCTGCGCTTATTACACAATACGAGTTCGAGGATTCTGCGACAATCGCATTTTCGATTAACGATAAAACAGGAGCCATTTCTGCATTTATTAAGAATGGTTCAATTACTGATGCGATGCTTGAAACGGGTTATCTTGCTAAGATTACAGAACAATCAGCCAAAGCGACAAACATGGCAAATTCAGCAACGACAAGTAGCAATTCTGCATACGACAATGCAAAGTTGTCACAATCATACGCTATCGGCGGTTCAGGTGTTCGTGATGGCGAAAATACAGACAACGCAAAGTATTACAGTGAACAGGCAAGCAAGAGTGCGATCGAATCTGCTAATTCTGTGAGTACGGCAAGCACAAAGGCAAGTGAAGCCGCTACAAGTGCATCGTACGCAAGTGCATCTGCAACAAAATCTGCAACGTCAGAGAGCAATGCAAGCAAGAGTGCATCATCCGCAGCTGAAAGCATGTCAACAGCAGGCACAAAGGCAAGTGAAGCGGCATCAAGTGCGACATCGGCAGGCAATAGTGCATCCACAGCCACATCTAAAGCGGCGGCGGCATCTACAAGTGCATCCAATGCCGCTACTTCCGAAGCCAACGCAAAGAAGTATTATGAACAAACAAAAGCTATCTCTGAATCATTCAGCGGTGCATTGCGACCGATGGGAACTGTCACTTTTGCGAATCTTCCGGCGGTTAGTTCTGCGAGTGCCGGCGATATGTATAATATATCCGATGAATTTGTTACAACGTCTGATTTTGTTGAGGGTGCAGGAATCACAGAACCGGCAGGAAGCAATGTGTATAAGACAGTAGCCGGTAAATGGGATATCTTAGCTGGAAGTCCGGTAACAGGCGTAAAAGGAGAGAAAGAAAAAGTTTTTAGGCGTGGAAATGTAAATATTACATGCGCAAGCATAGGAGCGTTACCTACAGATGGAGATAGTCAAGATAACACTGTCACATTCACATCTAATGATTCATTGACAGGAGATTCCACACCACCGGCACTTCTTACAAGCGGAGAGACACACGCTTCGATTCTTAGCAAAGTGTCTACTGTCTTCAAAAATGTAAGATGGTTGTTGTCTAAGATGGGAACAACAGATATATCAACGCTTGGAGATGGAACTGTGACAGGAGCGTTAAGTACACTAAACTCGAATATAGGTACTAAATTATCAAACACAGACATCAAAATTTCTAGCAAAACATATACAATTACATCGTTGACAGAATGGTGGGGAATGTATGCTTGGGACACATCTTATAGTGATGTTGGAATACCGAACAATGCCAAAATCATTAGTGCATATGTTGGAACATGTTCTGGTAATGCTCCATTATGTGCTACAAGATTTTATAACACAAGTGCAACAAATATAAGGGTTGTATTTTCTCGAAATAACCCAACAACTTTTACATTATGTGTATGTTATTTAGTTGGATAAACTGACGAAAATACCGCTGAATTATTTAGTAAATATTGTTTTCCAAGTTGCCTCGCCATCAGTACTGTGAAAATATCCAATGAGTTTCTCATGTTGTAAAAATTGTACTAAATAAGATTCGGTATCCGATATTTTCCATTTAATTTCGGTTCGATTCTCCATTGATAAAAACTCCATATATTTGACATTATATATATAGCAGTTTTTGTCTTGTTTATTCGAGTTTAGTTTATTTTGACCGTGGCTTGACAAGCAGGCGTATAATAATTCCTAAAAAACTTTTTAGGAGAATTTTACAAGGTGCTAGTATCGAACATAAAGGAGTAGCATAACGATATATCGCCTAATGGCTTTATATATTTTTTTAGACCTAATGGAATATGTAGGTCTTGTTTTGATGTTTATTTTTAGGAGGTAAATAACCATGAACATTATTGAAACAAACTTAAAATTCGGAACTTTATCAAAGAGATCAAGCACAAAGAGAATTATTCTTCACCATGCGGCGATGAATGGCTCTGTTGAATCTGTTCACAACGTACACAAAGCTAAAGGATGGTCTGGAATCGGATATCACTTTTATGTTCGCAAGGATGGTAAAATCTATCGAGGACGTCCTGAATACGCAATCGGTGCGCACGCTTCTGGTTCTAACTATAATTCAATCGGAATTTGTGCAGAAGGAAACTTCGAGAATGAAACAATGTCAGATGCACAGAAAAATTCGATTAAGGAGCTTGTCGCTTACTTAAAGAACAAATACAAAATCAAGACAGTGGTTAGACACAGGGATGTCGGTTCAACAGCATGTCCGGGCAAGAATTATCCATTTCATTATATCGCAAATGGTTCTGTTTCTGCCGACGAAAATAAGCCAGAGAATAAACCGATTCCTAACGTACCGGGCAAAGATGCGATCGTGCGTAACGGACAGACGCACGCTAATAATTTTGCCGGTGCTAATATTGTAGTCGACGGAATACGCGGAGTCAACACAATCAAAGCCGGAATTAAGGTTTTGCAGACTGCAATCAATCTTGATTACAAGAAAGGAATTGCGGTTGATGGTATTTGGGGAAATGGTTCTAAAACCGCCCTTGGAAGTCATTACGTCAAGCGCGGAGAGAAACAGTACATGGTAACTGCGGTTCAAATTCTGTTGATGCTTAAAGGATATGATTGCAAGCTTGAATGTCCTGGTGTTTTCGGAACAAATCTTGAAGCAGCCGTAAAACAGTATCAGCGAGATTATCAACTTACGGTTGATGGAGTTGTTGGATATAATACATTTATGTCTTTAATTCATTAAGTCGATGTCTGTCGAACTTTTGGACACGATTTAAATAGAAATATTAAGGCAACAGTGCTATTATAAATATGTTCCCAATAGGAACACCAGAATCCCCCTCAATATTCTGGTCGGGGCGGTAGACAAGTGCTATCGCCCTACATTTATCACATTCTCCCATCAAATATTGACACAAAAGAACGTATGTTCTATAATAGGCATATGGATTTGCGAAATTATGTGTTAGGGGGTTACGACGTGGAAGAGAAGAGGCAGAAGTTATGCGACATGATCGCGCGCATTACAAATGAGAAATTGATGGACTACTTGATTAGGTTTATTGAGTTAGCCATCAAAGAGTGGAACTGAGAAAAGGCAGAGAAAAAATCTCTGCCTTTATTTTTATATTATTCTATACAAGCCAAAAATCATTAAAATTATTAAAATTATAAACAATACAACCGAAAACAAAGAGCAAGCGTGAATGTGATTATCATATTTTTTAGATTGTCCGATTGCCAAATCTATCACAGAAATAATAAATCCTACAATAATCAAAAATCCAAAAGTGAAAAAACCAACAAGACTGATTATTCCAGATAATGCGCTCAATGGGCTTTCAGTTTTCTTTTTTTGTTTTGTATCAATTTGAATATTTCTTTGAGGTTGAAACTGTAATCCGCAATAAATGCAGAAAGCAGATCCATAAGGAATATATTGATTGCACCTAGGACATATCATATAATTATTAGATTGCTGATTATCCATATAAAATCCCCCTTTATCATTTATTCATGCTGCGCATTATTTGCATAATAGCCTTTTGATCTGCTTCTGAAAGTGAAGAGTATAATTTGATTAGTTCAAAATGTTCGTCCGCCATTGACAAAGATGGTACTTCCGACTTCTTTCCCATCATATAATCTGTCGTAACGCCGAAATATTTTGCAATTTTCTCAATTTTATCCATCTTAGGCGTAGACTTTCCTTTTTTCCAATCCGAAAACGTCATATTAGATATTCCTGTAGCTCTTGCAACATCTGCACTTTTTACTCCATTCATGTCTAGTAATTTTTGGTATATTTCGTACATTTTACGCGCACCTCCAAAATATTAAGGAAATCTTTAATTTTCTATTGACAATTAAAGAAAACCATAATATACTAGACCTAGATTAAGGAAATCCTTAAAACCTAGGCTGTTTTGTTATATTGTTATTCGACGATTTCATTATAACGGATTTCCTTAATAATTGCAATGAATTTTTAAGGAAAGGAGAAGTTTTATGTCGAAAATCAGAAAATATGGTCAATCATATTCAAAATTCGAGAAGAAATTATCTGAAAAAGGAATTACCCCTTACAGAGTAGCAACAGATCTTAATATTTCGCCAATGCTTTTATCAGATTGGAAAAATGATAAAAGCAAGCCAAAGTTAGACACAATGATTTTAATTGCGAATTATTTGTCTATGCCGGTTACAGATTTTTCAGATTTAGAAAGCGAGGTGGAATAATGAGAAAAATCGAAGCAATTAAAGAAGTAACCGTGGATGAAGCAAACAAGTTGCTTGATGATGGGTGGACATATCTCAACATGAACACATCCACCACACCAACAATCTACATTATGGCAAAGGTTATTGAAACCGAGCAAGGGTAAATTCCGTGCCGGATTCTTTTTCGAATGGGTCCGAATAACTGCACACATTTATTAGTTTCCAACCATCTTTTATCAAATTGTTGCAGGTTTCTTCCACTCGAACAAGCCTTACCTCTGTAACTTTTGTTAAATCAATATCCATGGCAACACCTTCCTTCGTTTTATAAGGAGAGTATAACACAGAAAGGAGTAGAAATGAACGAATTACAGATTTTTAACAACGAAGAATTTGGAGAAATTCGAACAGTAGTAGCGAATAATGAACCTATGTTTTGCCTGTCTGATGTGTGCAAAGCATTAGAAATATCTAATGTAGGAAATGTTAAGCAGAGGTTATCCGAAAAGGGTATCCATACTGCGGATACCCCTACAAAGGGTGGAATGCAGAAAATGACATTTATCAGTGAAGCAAACCTTTACAAGACAATCTTTCAAAGCAGGAAAGAATCCGCAGAACGTTTTACAGATTGGGTAACATCAGAGGTTCTTCCTTCAATTCGTAAAAATGGAGGTTATATAGCCGGGCAAGAAACACTATCTGACGATGAATTGCTTTCAAAGGCGTTGCTTGTGGCACATAACAAGATCGCTGAAAGAGACAAGATTATCGAGCAGAAACAGGCAAGAATTGAACAGATGAAACCAAAGGCAATATTTGCGGATGCGGTAGCTACAAGCCGGACATCTATTCTTATTGGAGATTTGGCAAAACTGATTTGCCAGAATGGTTATCAGATCGGGCAGAAGCGGTTGTTTGAATGGTTGAGAAACAATGGGTATCTGTGCAAGCGCGGTTTATCACGAAACATGCCGATGCAGAGATATGTCGAACAGGGATTGTTCGAAGTGAAAGAAAGCAACGTGCAGAACCCTGATGGAAGCGTAAGAATTACACGCACAACTAAGATTACTGGCAAAGGGCAGCTGTATTTTGTGAATAAATTTTTAGGAAGGGAGATTGAAAATGGGAGAAACGATTAAAGGGTATAAGGGATTTAACAAAGATATGACGTGCAGCGGAAAACAATACAAGGAAAACACGACATACGAAGAAGATGGAACAGAGATTTGCGAAGCTGGAATGATGCATTTCTGCGAAAATCCGTATGATGTTCTTGATTATTATCCGCTTGTAAATGAGGATGGAGATATTTCCGATTTTGCCGAAGTTGAAGCCGTCGGAGAAGTAAAGAAAGATGGAAACAATAGTGCAACGAACAAATTACACATTGGAGCGAAGTTAGGGCTTAAAGGATTTGTTAAAGCTTGCGTCGACTTTACAATCGAGAAAACAAGAATTGAAAATGCCGAAGAATGCACGGACTACGACAATGGAAAAAATTCCGCACAGATTGGAAGCTCCGGCGATTACGCAAAGATTGGAAGCTCCGGCGATTCCGCACAGATTGGAAGCTCCGGCGATTACGCACAGATTGGAAGCTCCGGCGATTACGCACAGATTGGAAGCTCCGGCTATTCCGCACAGATTGGAAGCTCCGGCGATTCCGCAAAGATTGGAAGTTCCGGCTATTCCGCACAGATTGGAAGTTCCGGCGATTACGCACAGATTGGAAGCTCCGGCGATTACGCAAAGATTGGAAGCTCCGGCGATTACGCACAGATTGGAAGTTCCGGCTATTCCGCACAGATTGGAAGCTCCGGCGATTACGCACAGATTGGAAGCTCCGGCGATTACGCAAAGATTGGAAGCTCCGGCTATTCCGCACAGATTGGAAGCTCCGGCTATTCCGCACAGATTGGAAGCTCCGGCGATTCCGCAAAGATTACATCTATCGGAAAAAATTCAGTAGTTATGGCTGCTGGCTACAACTCTATCGCAAGAGCAAAAATCGGAAGTTGGATAACTCTTGCGGAATGGGTAAAAACAGACAAAAAGGACGAAAATGGAAATATCATTTGGTCTCCAAAATGTGTAAAGACTGAGTATGTAGACGGTGATCGAATCAAAGAAGATACTTTTTACAAGTTGAAGGATGGTGAATTTTGGGAGGTGATCGAGTAATGAAGCAACCAAAGAAACTCACTAGAACGCAGAAAGAAATCGTTCATTCGCAAGGCTATAACGTAGATGAATGGATGGTGCGGAGAGAAACTTCTTTTCATTTATTCCTAGTTCACAAGCAAACAGGAAGAAGAGTGACAATTGATAATTATATTCGGAGGGCAAGAAGATGAGCAAATTCAATCCATACGTTGTAGCCGGAAGCATTATGGCACTTGCTGGCGCACATTCGATTTCTGATGAGTTTCAGATGATTCCGAAGATTATCTTAATCATTGGCATTGCCATTACAATCTACGGATATTGGAACTATGACAAAATCAGCAAAGCATTAAGAATTTATAGAAAAATGGAAGGGAGAAATAAAAGAAATGGGAGAAGTAAAGAATATGTTCGATTTGAACAAACTGCATTTAGAAGATGAACTGAACGAGGATGTTTCTTTTGAGGAAGGATTGGCTGAGTACGTCGAGAACACGAAGGACGCATCGATTGATACCTTGGCAGAAGAATTTAAGGTATTTCCGATGTTCAAACTGTACGCCGGAGCGGTAAGAGGCGGTGCAGATTCCGAGACTACAACACGATTGATCGGTTCAATGATTCTTGGTCGGTCGATTACAGATGAAAAATTCGGAGATCGGTTTTATAAGGCTTCGAGCGATTTAACGTTTGGCGCAATCGACGAAATTATGAGGAAGGAGATTAAGCATGAAAAAGATAAGAATTAAACATATTTTCCTGCGCAATTTTGGGAAATTCTTTGGAGCGAATACTGTTGATGCGGACATAGCAGAAAGAACAGAGATTTGCGGCGTGAACGAATCCGGCAAGACAACCATCAAACGGGGCGTTCAATATGTACTTAATTGTCGTGATGATAATGGCAAGGAGATTACAGGAATCCGACCGCATGATGATAACGGCAAGGAGATCACAGGTATCGAGACAACGTGCGCAGTTACATTCGACTTGGATGGAACAGAAAAGGAACTGAAAAAGGTGTTCCGGGAGAGCATCAACAAGAACGGAGATTTTATTGGGAACATTACAGATTCGTACATCAATGACGTTCCGAAGAAAGTCAAGGACTATGCAGAGTTCCTTGAAGATGGCTTTTTGGATTCTGACAAATTGCAGTATTGCTTGAATGCTCAATCGTTGTTGAAGAAGTCACCGGCAGACCAACGAACTGTGCTGGAAAAGACGTTTGGAGATAAAACGACATTAGATATCGCACAGAAAGATGAACAGTTTGCGCCTATTGTTCCTATACTTGAAGATGGAACTATTAAAGAACTGAAAGAGCGTTGCAATCGAACTTTGAATGGTTCACGTGGAAAATCATCGTCTAAAGGACTTCGTCAGATTGCCGACGAATATGCACCACGTATCGACGAATTGATGAAGCAAAAGACGGATGTTGATGTGTCGCAGTTGCAGTCGATGAAGTCAGACATCGAATCCAAGATTGATGATGTAAACGCCAAAATCAAAGATGCATCGGCAGAGCATGATGCTTTAGGACAGGAGATTTTGAATCTTAAATTTGAACTGTCCGGCTTGCAAAACAAGGCGAACGGGAACCTTGATGATACTAGAGCGGAGCTTACGCAGAAGTCGTTTGATGTCAACGAGAAATTGATTGCACTGAAGAATCTGCAAAACGATCGTTTGCGCATGAAAGAGAGCCTTGAAGCGGAATTTAAGCGACATGTTGCTCTTCGTGAGCAATATGCCGAAGAGTGGAAGCGAACCAACGCAGAGACAATCGGAGATAATGACACGATCTGTCCTGCTTGCCATAGAGAGCTGGAAAATGCAGACGAAATCCGGGAGAGGTACGAAGAGACAAAGAAACAGAGACTTGACAACATTGTTGCAAGTGGGAACTTCGAGAAATCGGAACTTGAACGCTGCAAGGCAGAGATTGAACAGACAGAGAAGCAGATACAGGAGCGGGGCAAGAGAGTATCAGATTTGCAGGCTGAATATGATTCTCTGAATAACAGAATTGACGGTATGCCGGTTTGTGTTGATATTACGAACACTTCCGAATACAAGAAAGTTAAGTCGGAATTGGACGAAAAAGAGGCTCTTTATAATAAGGAAGCGATTGGCTCAAATTTGACCGATTCCTTAAAGGAAGAACTTAAAAAACTGCAACATGATCTGTTGGATGTGACGGAGAAAATCGGAAAGGCATCGGTCAATGATTATATTGACAACCAGATATCACAGCTTCGTGAACAGCAGAGAGACACACAGCAGAAGATCGCCGATCAGGAATCAATACTTGATTTATTGAAGAAACTCGACCGAAAGAAAAATGAGATTCTTTCCGAAAGCGTCAATCAGTATTTGGAGTTTTGCAAAGTGCGGTTATTCAGACCGCTTATCAACGGAGATACAGAAGAGTGTTGTGAGTTCGTGTATAAGGGAGAACCATATAACCGGAATATGAACCACGGAGCGAAGTTGCTTACAGAGATTGATATTTGTCGTGCATTCCAGCATAAGAATGACGTGGAAATGCCAATCATTATTGACGATACGGAATCCCTGGATGCATGGAGAATCCCGGAGATTGACACACAGTTGATTGTTATTCGCCGGACAGACGACAAGGAATTGATTATTAAGGATATGGAGGAATGATTATGAGTAAATTTAAGGTTGGAGACAGAGTGAAGCTTGTAAATCCGGTAGAGCTTGGCCGGAATTTTTGGGGCAGAACAGGAACTATTGAGTATATCGAAAAGAGCAATCAGGACGACCTTGATTATGCGGTTGAGTTCGATGAAGAATCGCCTAAATTCCATAATTGCTTCGGACATTGCATGAAGAATCACGGATATTGGTGCAATGACGAAATGATTGAGATTGTAGAACAGGAGCCGAAGAAGGAGTATTACAACGGAAAGATTTTTGTTGTTGATGGTGATTATATTTTTAAGACGGGGCATGTTTATGATGTTGACGACGGTTTGATGCGAATTCCAAGCGGAGCGTTGATCCCAAGCATGGGAACGCCTTTTAAGGATATCGAGGATATTAAAGATTATTTTGTTGGTTCTATAACTGGAAAAAGAAAGAGAACGCATGGATGGTCGTCGCTTACAGTTACAGTAATGGAAGTAAAAGAAGATTAGGAGGGTAAGTAATATGGCAGAGAATACACAGATTGCAAAGGAAAAAGAGACACAGAGCAAGGAACTTATTGCCAAAGACTTCACAGAGGGAATGGTTATTGAAATCAAACAAAAAGAGAAGTTCGGTCTGACATTCCCGGAGAATTACAACTACACAAATGAACTTATGTCGGCGATGTTGATTTTGCAGGACACAGTAGATATGAATAAGAAGCCTGTCTTGCAGAGCTGTTCGAGAGCAAGCATCGAGAACGCACTTATCAACATGGTAACAGATGGATTGTCGATGAGAAAGAAACAGTGCTATCCGGTTGCATACGCAGGCAAGTTAAGTTGTCAACCATCTGTCTATGGTGCGACTTGCGTTGCTAGAAGATACGGTCTTTTGGATATCGAGGCAGAGGTTATTTATGAAGGAGATACATTTAATTACACGATTGTAAACGGCAAGAAAACAATCACGGAGCATATACAGGAAATTGGAAACATTGATAACGACAAGATAAAGGGTGCGTACGCGATCGCATTTCTGAAAGATGGAACGTCAAAAGTAGAGATTATGACCATCGGGCAGATCAAGACAGCTTGGAAACAGGGATTCGGATATAAAGAGAACGGAAACGGAGTTCATCAGAAGTTTACAGACCAGATGGCAAAGAAAACTGTCAAGAACAGACTGCTTAAGTCAATCAACAATACATATAGTGGCTTTGGGCGAGACGATGATTACGAGGAAATTAGCCACGAAGAAATGGTAGAACAGGATGTTGCTTATGATATTGAACAGAGTGCAAATTCCGTTGACTTTGACGAATCGGTTGTAGATTCAGAAATCGTGAGTGAAGAATCGGCAGAGCCGGAGTTTATGAAGGGAGAATAAATGCAGTCGGAAAGTATAAAGAAAATGATGGATGACATGAATAAAGGTGTTTACGACTTAACCCGTTGTGGCGAATGTACTCAATGCGGTGGCTGTTGTAGCAACATGCTACCCATGACAGAAGAGGAGATTGACACAATACACAAGTACATCAAGAAACATCACATCAATGAACGTAGACACAATTATCCGACAGCCACGCCATCAATAGATATGACTTGTCCTTTTCTTAATGATGATAAGCCGAAAGAAAAGTGCGAGATTTATTCAGTCAGACCTAGAATATGCAGATATTTTATCTGCTGTCCGAGCAAAAGAAAACCTATTGAAGATTTTGAGTACAAGTCAAAGTGCAAAATTATCGACGTTAGAAAGGAGTTTTTCAGATGAGAGTTATTTCACAGGATGGAACAATGGATTTTCCGTACGATAACAGTTTGGTTTTTCTACATGAAAACAGTGTAAAAAGAAATACTTGCGTAGAAATACAATTATATGGGGGCACGGAGATTGACGCTGTAGCTGAATATTCAACCAAAGAAAAGGCGACTAAGGCTATGGCAATGCTTAGAGAAGCATATTGCAATAATGAGTTTTATCATCACACAGCCACGACAAATACTTTTCAAGGAGCTATGGGCCTTTTAAGCAGTGAAAAATTCAAAGAGGTAACGAGCGAGTATTTTCAGTTCCTACAGGATGATGAAATCGAGGTGTAAGTATGACATTATTAGAATTACAGAACATATTGGGTAAGCATATTGAAGCTATTGATCGCGAAGATATGTCGCCGGAGCAAAGAAAAGAAGAATACCAAAAGAGCGAATCGGTTGCTAGACTTGCGAAGCAGATGATTAACAATGCTGATGTTGTTCTTAGAACAGACAAGCTGATTGCTGAAGGAAAGCTATTAAAGGGAAATACAATATCTAAGATTGTCGGAAGTTCGGATAATGAGTAGATTTTACACAGAGGAGCACAGACAATGGATTTTTTGTAATCAAAAAAAATTTACAGAATATGGGGAATTGACTGCTGCTTTCAACAAACAATTCAACTGCGATAAATCGATACATGCTTTACAACAATTCGCAACAAAAAAGTGCGGAGTTCACTTGAACACTGCAAAAACAAACACTCATTATACGCAAGAACAAGAGGATTATCTTGCTAAAAACTTTTGTAAATGTAGTGGCTATGCTGAATTAACCGCCGCCTTTAACGAGAAATTTTGCGATTGCAGAAGTGTGTCACAGATAAGCGATAAATGCTCGAAAGGGTTGAAATTAACAGGCATGAATAATGTTACAAGGTTTGCAAAGGGGAATATTAAAGAGCAATGCCAAATCGGTACATTGCGAAAAGGTCGAAACGGAACAACCTACATAAAGGTTGTTGACAGCAGAAATTCACATGCAAGTGGATATAGGGAACCTTGGTGGCTACCTATTCAGAAGAAAATATATCAAGATGCCTATGGAGAAGTGCCACAAGGCAAAATGGTTATATTTCTTAATGGCAATACAGAGGACTTGTCGATTGACAATTTATATGCGATTGACCGAAGGATATCAGCTATATTGGCTAAGAATGGTTGGTATTTTCATGACGCAGAACGTACCTTAACGGCAATTAAATGGTGTGAATTGTATTACAAACTGAAAGAAGGAAGAGTGAAATGAAACTTAAATGTATCGCCACAGGAAGTACAGGAAACTGCTACACATTAACTTCCGAAAGCGGAGAAACACTTATCCTTGATTGTGGAATACCGATCAAGGAGATTAAGAAAGGCTTGAATTGGAACATAAGAAACGTGGTTGGCTGCATAGTCAGCCACGTTCATTCAGACCATAGCAAGTCGGTAAAAGATTTTGAGAATATGGGAATACCTGTATTTGCACCATACATAAGCGAAAAACCTATGAAGATTGGAAATAGATATTTTAGAGTACAGGCATTTGACCTAACAACATTAGATGGAAGCTGGACACACACAAACGCAGACGGAACACCTTGCCCGATATACGGATTTCTGATTACTCACCAAGAAATGGGGAGAATGCTTTATATAACCGACACAAATTTAATAAAGTGGAGATTCAAAGGCATAAATCATATTCTCTTAGGCGTGAACTATGACAAGGATTTAATCGACAATGAAGATTCCGCAAAGGTAAATCACGTATACCGGGGGCATATGAGTATTGACACCGCTTGCGATTTTGTGAAAGCGAACAATTCAAAGGATTTGCAGAACGTCATTATGTGCCATCTGTCTAAGAATAATGCCGATAAAAACTTATTCATTGAGAAGATGAAAAAAACTGTTCCAAATGCAGATGTGGATGTCGCAGAGCCGGGTAAGGAATGGTTGCTTCGGAATCCGAATGAGTGTCCGTTTTAAGGAAGGAGTATTAAATGAGATTTAGATTGATAGCAACGGTAACTATTGATGTAGAAGCTATTTTAAAAGAATATCCACAGTTAAAGGATAAAGTTGAAATTGTGGATGGAGATGCTTATGTCGATGTTGAAAGCGCAGAAGAACTTATGGAACTTGCAAAACTTTCAGGCGAAATTGTTGTCGGAGAAGATTTCATCGGAACAAAAGAACCGTTTATTGAAATATACGACGGTTACAGAGAATAAAAAGGAGTGACAGGATGAAAGATATTGAAGAAATTAAGAAATCACTTCCTTACGTGAAGAAAATCGACATAAACACATACAGCTCAGAAATTATGGTCGGAAAGTATAAGGGCAGCGTTGTTTTTTCAAACAACGAAAGAGGCTATGAACACGTAAGTTTCTGTCCGTACAACGGACGTTTGCCGGATTGGAATGCAATGTGCGAGTTGAAAGATGCGTTTTTCGACGATGAAGAGGAAGCATATCAGATCATGCCAAAGAAAAGCGAGTACGTCAACATGGTTGAAAATTGTTTACATCTGTGGCGACCACATAACGGATTGGAGCTTGGGCTTCTTACACGTATCAAGCCTGGCAAGATTATTCAGGGCAAGGCGGTGGGATGATGAGCAGATGGAAAGAAAATGATTGCGTTGGATGCCCGCAAGGATGCATTAACTGCGGTAGGCAGAATGACTATTACGTATTTGAGTGTGACAGATGCGGAGATACAACAACCGATACAAAGGAGTTTATACACGATGGTGATGAAGATTATTGCCAAGATTGTTGGTGTGAAAGGATGTATGAAATGGGAATGAAACAGGATGCTATGCAGTGCAAAGCCATTGATGCAGACACTAAAGAATGGGTATATGGCGGAATTGTGATACAGGATTGGAAAGACAATTTTGTATTCATTATCGAGAAATCAGAGGGAGCATGTATGCGGTCTGCAAAGGAGCTTCTCATGGATATGGCGCACATCATTGACAAAGATACGATTTGTCGGTGCACCGGATGCAGAGATGCAGAGGGAGAACTTATTTATGAACACGATATTTGCGAAGATAAGAACGGCAAGCGGTATGTGTGCCGGTGGATTGCAAGTGCAGCGTGTTTCGAGTTCAAATGTAAAGAGACAGGAATTTCATACGAAATGACGTATGCAGAGGATTTCATTGTCAAGGGCAATGAATATGATGATTTAACATATTAGAGATGGAGGTATTAAACATGAACAAAGTAATTTTGATGGGTCGATTGACCCGCGACCCGGAAATCAGATACACACAGGCATCAGAACCGTTGGCAATCGCAAGATATACACTTGCAGTTGATCGTAGATTTCAGAGAAAAGACAATTCTGGGAACGAACAGAACGCAGATTTTATTAGCTGCATTGCTTTCGGAAAGAACGCCGAGTTTGCAGAAAAGTATTTGAAGCAGGGGACAAAGATTGCGATTGTAGGACGCATCCAGACAGGAAGTTACACGAACAAAGACGGAAATAAGGTGTACACGACAGACGTTGTTGTCGAAGAACACGAATTTTGCGAAAGTAGGCAGGGCGGTAATACACAGGATGCACCGAAGCCGATGCCTTCCGATGCCGGATTCATGGATATTCCGACAGGATTGACAGGCAACGATTTACCATTTAAGTAGGAGTTGATGATATGGGTAATAAACATACAATGACAGACTTGTATCAGATGCAATCACTTCCTCTTTCTGCAAAAATTAAAATGACAGCACGAAGGATAACTGAATGGGTCGATCGGTTTGGAGAAGAAGGCGTTTACGTCAGTTTCAGTGGTGGGAAAGACAGCACAGTATTGGTAGACATTGTGCGAAACGTTTGCAAATATAAAGATATTCCGTTGGTGTTTGTCGATGTTCCAACGCAATATCCGGAATTAAAGAAATTTGCGCAGACATTTCAAAATTTGATTGTTTTGAAACCAAAAATTTCATTTTCGGAAGTTTGCGAAAAGTATGGTTTCCCAATGATAAGCAAAGAAGTTTCAAATTGCGTTAGTGGTGCAAGAAAATACGTTAAATACCTTGACAGCCAAAAATGTAATAACACAATCTTAACAGACAGACAGACAGACAGACAGACAGACAGACAGACAGACAGTCCCGTATGCTTGCTACATGGCAGATCTGCTAGGAATAGACAGGAGAATAGACAAGCAGAACGAACAGTACAAGAGTTTGCAGATGGGAGTTATCCCTAGCGGTTCAGAATATAGGTTACGCAGATTAAATGGAGAATTGAAAGACAGAAAAGGAAATTATAGTCAGTTTAATCAAGAAAAATATAAATTCTTTCTTGATGCACCATTTGATATAAGCGATATGTGCTGTATGGAAATGAAACATAAACCTGCATTTGCTTATGAAAAGCAAACGAAAAGAAAACCTATTTTAGCTGTTATGGCAAGCGAAAGCACTATGCGTACACGGAAATGGTTACAGGATGGGTGTAATGCTTTCAATGTAAAAAGACCACACAGCAACCCTATGAGCTTTTGGACGGAACAAGATGTATTGCTTTACATCAAAGAAAATAATTTGCCGATATGTTCTGTTTATGGTGATGTGGTTACAGATGATGAAGAGACCGGGCAGACTAATCTTTCAGATTTTATGGATATGGAAGAATTTGAACTAGGTAGACCGATTTTACATACTACCGGATGCAATAGAACCGGATGTGTTCTGTGTGGATTCGGATGTCACTTAGAAAAGGAAAGCAGATTTGAACGCTTAAAGCAAACGCATCCTAAATTCCATAACCTTCTGTACGTTCTGAAAAACAACGGCATTACCTACGCGGAAGCTATTGATTGGGTAAATGAACACGGACATTTCAATATTAAATATTAAATTTTATAAGTGGTGGGCGGCAGGGATAAAGGAGAGTGAAAAATGTGGTAAATACTGACGAGCAGAATCAGTACAATCAAGGCGTTGACGACGTTGTACAGGCGATTAAAGACCTTGTGAACGAAAACCCATCGGATTGCTTTGCGCAGATTGTATCTGATTTAGACCAGATAGCAAGCGACTTAAAGGAGTGTGATGCATAGGTGGCTACGAATTTAAGACAGGTGTATGCGATTGAGAAGAAGAACAAAGAACGACTTCTCAAAGTAAATCCTAAGTTGAATGACAAGAGTGGTATATATTTCCTACTTAGAGAGGATGAAAACGGATTCAAGTTTGCTTACATCGGGCAGGCGGTACATGTAATCAGCAGATTGGCAAGTCATTTATCCGGTTATCAGCAACACATAGATTTAAGTATTAGATCGCACGGATTGTACGATGCAGAGAAGAACCCTTACGGATGGCGAGTTGAATTTATGAATCTTCCGACTTCGCAGCTTGATGAAGCGGAAAAGAAGTATATTCGATTATACGCCGATAAAGGTTATCAGCTTCGCAATGTCAGTTTAGGCGGTCAAGGAGAAAATCGTGCTAGTGGTTCAATAGGCGAGAGAAAGGCACCTAAAGGCTATATGCAGGGAATACAGCAAGGTAAAAATGTCTTGGCGAGGGAACTATCCAACATTGCAGAAAAGCACCTAAAAATCGAATTAAGAGAAGATAAGGTAAACAATAAGGTGTCTCAGAAACAGTATGAGAAATTTATGGATTTATTGAAAGCGGGTGATTCAGAGTGAATTTAACAAGAGAAAACGAAGATAACATAACAGAAGCGATACACGGACTTGATATTTTTACTAAAAATTGGTGCATGAATTGCGCAGAGACCGACAGGCAGAAAGATTTGATATTTAGATGTAAAGAATGCGAGTTTGGTCAAGAATCGGGAGAGTGCTTAATTAAAGTATTTGCAAACGACCACAAACACGATTACCCATTAGAAGATTTTGGAAGTATGGGTATGCACTAACTAAAAATCAAAGAAAGGAATAAGGTTGTCCGGACATAAAACCTAGGTTTCCTTTTGGTAGATTTATGGATTTTGAAAATTATTCTTGTGATAATCAGATGTCTATATTCGACTTCACAAGAGAACCGATCAGAATAACAAAGCCTATTCGATTGATAGAGCTATTTGCCGGCTACGGAAGTCAAGCAATGGCACTAAAGAGAATAGGTGCAAAATTTGAGCATTACAGGGTTGTAGAATTTGATAAGTATGCTATTGCAAGCTATAACGCAATACATGGGACGAATTTTCCCACAATGGATATTACGAAAGTACACGCAGATGATATGGCGATAGAAGATACAAAGCACTTCACTTACTTACTCTTTTCCGTGTACGGACCTGTCTGTTGCCGGGAAGCAAGCTGGAATGTCTAAAGGAAGCGGTACACGATCAGGTCTATTGTGGGAAGTTGAAAGAATACTAACTGAAATCAGAGATAGCAACGGAGAATTGCCACAGATTTTATTCATGGAGAACGTGCCACAAGTACATAGTCAAGATAATATGCCTGACTTTAGAAAGTGGCTGGATTTCCTTGAAAGCCTAGGTTACACAAATTACTATCAAGACTTAAATGCTAAAAATTATGGTGTAGCACAAAATCGTGAAAGATGTTTTATGTTTTCATTCCTGGGTGAGTACAATTACCATTTTCCGCAGCCTATACCACTCAAAAAGAAGTTAAAAGACTATCTTGATGATAATGTAGATGAAAAGTATTACATCAACAATGAAAAGGCTGACAAGCTGATAAAACAGCTTATTGACAATGGTACATTACCAAATACAATCCCTAAGAGCAGAGCAGAGCAGAGCAGAGCAGAGCAGAGCAGAGCAGAGCAGAGCAGAGCAGAGCAGAGCAGAC